GGATTTGACACCGTAGATGGTTCCCATAGGATAGTGGGTGCGAATCTCACGGTCGGCTCTGACGTTGAGCGTGGTGTCAACCGGTGTTCCATCCTCGAAAGTTTGCCCGGATAACGCACGGACACGCGGGCGACCCTTATCTTCAAGGGTCTTTACGAAATAGTACTTCATTGTGGGGATTGTTTTTGTCGTTTCGTAGCAAATATAGGGATTCGGATTTACTTATCCAAACGTCTCGCGTTCAGTCCGTTTCACGATTCACCTTCTCTATAAGGTATCGCAAATCGTCGTAGGGGAGAACCGCGAGACTGTCCTTAGAACTCTCGAAGTCGACAACCAGTATGGGAATCTTAGTCGTGGAACACTTCTTCCTGAGTTTCCGCCAGTCGGACAATTTCAGCGAGAAGGATTCCTTACCGGTAGTCTTGGCTTCTACTTCGCAGTAGTCCGTGAACACGTCGTTCTGTCCGAACGTAGCACCGGAATTGATCGTAACACGTCCTTTCAGTTCGCGTGCGATCCTACTCTCCTGTCTGCCGGAACGCGCACGAGTAGTTTGTTCCTCGCCGAACAATCTGCCGGCGTATTTGGGAAGTTTACAAGGGAAGTTCTTGTTCGGCATATTGCATGATCTCTTTTTCAGTCATCGTCGACAGCTTGCGAATAAACGGAAGGACTTTTCTTAGAAAGGAACTCCGTGGATTTTTAGACAGCGTATACTCTAAGCTGTCGACGCAGAATTCTATAAATCGTTGCAGACTCTCGTATTTCGGCGCATCATACTTGATCGGGGAAAGTCTATTCCCTGTAACTCGCAACCGGTAGTCCACATCTCCGAACCACCACCCGTCTACACAAATGAACCTAAGTATGACCTCCTGTCGGGAGCTATCCGAAATATGTAGTCTATACGGATTAACGACCACGCCCCATTCATTCACACGAATATTCCGAGGCAGTGTGTCGGACACCGGAAGCAAATACGGAGCAATCATAAAAACAGAAACGAGAAAATAAGGACTAACGCCGACAAACACATCATGAATACCTCAGCGTATATCCACATGAACCGGATCAATGTAATCTTGGGGAAACACCTGAATCGGTCACTCCATATAATAGTCTCTCCGAGCAACAAGAGAAACCAGATGACAAGAAACGTAATGATAATTCCTAAAAGCATATTTCGTCGATTCTTTGAATAAGTTCCTCCGCGGTAGCCTTTCGGAAACCCTCGGTTTTGGGTGTCACCGGAAACACGTTGAACGGACAAAGCGTCCAGCCGGAAGTCGACACGAACACCTGTCCATAGTCCGTAGCATCATTTATCGCGGCAATAGCCTTGAACAGTTTTACGTTCTTGCCGCAGTCTATGTATGTATGTAAGCCTCGTCAGGAACATCCGTAAGAACCGCACCGTCCTCCGTCGGATGCGCATACAACGTCGTATTGACCATTGAACCGGAGAACACAGAATATCCCAAACGGAGAAAGTACTTTTTGAAACCGGCACACGGAATGAATACCCTGCACTTGCAAGCATGTACGAACATAGCCGTTGTTTTAATCAGACCTTGCGAAGGAAGTAATCCGTCGCGGAATGCGTAAAGATGTAATGCGTCTTTGTAGAATACGTCTTGTCCTCGTAGAAGGTGCAAAGGTCGAGTGACAGTGCATCGTACAGCTGGGGAATCTGCGACTTTATTCTTCTGCGGAGCCAGTTCCACGAAATAGGACGTTTACCCTTGAACAGTCTTTCGCACTGCTCTTGGGTAAACGTCGCACAGGTTCCTTCTAAGTATAAGTTCGGGTACGTCATAACGAAGTGTCGCTTATCTTGGCATCGATCTCACATTCGATCTCCGCGAGTTTTCCCTTCGACACCACCTCGGTCACGAAGTTATCGAGGCCCTGCACACGCAAGTCACCCCAGATATACCATGCTCCCTTGCGTTCGATAAGACCGAAGCGCATCGCCAGATCGATCAGTTGACTGTTTACGTCCGTCGTGTAAGCAGGTACCACACCGTCATCCACGTAGGCGTAGTAGAAACTGCCCTTTCGTTTACCGATGCCTACCTTGTTTTTGAGGCATTCCAAAGCGATGTTCTGCCCCGTCACAATATCCCCGGTGTCGGTCTTTCCCTGAATCTCCTTCAACGCCTTGAACTTCACGGACAACGTTTTCGCACGTGCGATCTGGTCTCCGTTGCGGATCATTTCGGGATTCCCGTAGGGGATACCGGTCTTCTGGTACAGCGAATTTATGTATAACAGCGTGGATTCCCCTTTGTTGGGGTTTTCGATCATCGCCGACAGAAACTTTCTGAACGCGCGGCTCCAAAAACGGGCACCGGAAGCCATCTGGTTACTCTCCATAGAACTCTCCATCTCGTCATCGGTACCGATCGCCGAAAGACTGTCCAGCATGACGAACGATATGTTAGGATCGGCCAGAAATATCTGCATGGCGTCTACCGCCTGCGACAGCGACGACGGACGGAACAGTATCAAGGCGTCATTGTCTATTCCCAATCGCTTCCCCCAGTCGGGCGTGTACGTCGATTCGAGATCGACCAGCACGCAGTACCGGAATTCGGGTTCACGCTCGGGTTTGTATCCCTTGCGCAGGGTATAACTTTTGATCTCCTTGATCTCACCCTCTCCGTCGCATTCGAACGACGCGAAGGCGTTCTCCACATGATTCGCCCAGTCGTAATGCTGGAATTTAGCCAACGCATCGTAACCGGCGTAACTTTTCAGTGAACCGTTCGGTCCTACGTGTTCGATGATGCGTCCTATGGGAAACCCACCGGTCGTCACGTAGTTGTACATCGGGATAACGCTCTTTATCTTGCGGCACGGAGGCATCTTGGATGCGGTATGTATCACACCCGATCCCATCGTATCGTTGAATTTCTCGTACATCGCCGCGAATGACGAGACGGCTTTCTTAGGCATTAGAAAAAACTGTTAATGGTTGTTAGAATAGCGTCTTGCAAACCACCGTCGATAGCTGCGGCTTCCGACAGGGCATCCTCCACTTCGTCATATTCCTCGTCGGTACCGTCATCCGGGTAATCTCCGTCATCGGGATCGTTCTGGTCAGTACCATCGTCGAAATATTCGTCTTCGTAATCCTCCCCCTCGTAGGGGTTTTCCTCATCCTCGTAGATCATAACAGCGTAGCGTAAAGTGAATAATCGAACCGAAGCGGAAAACTCGGCGTATCGTCATCCTTCATTTCGGCCCAGTTCGTAATAATCTTACCGTCTACCAGCATCGGAACACTCAGTTTTACTGCGTTCTCCATGCTGTCGATAACGATCTCCTGTGCACGATACATATCCGGTATCGACACTTCGACGAGGACTTCATCGTGCACCTGCAATACCAGATGCGCGTCGATTCCCTCCTCCTTGAAACGGGTAGCCATCTTAATCATGGCCAGTTTCACCATATCGGCACCGCTTCCCTGAATAGGGGAATTGATCGACTGCCTCAGGGCACCGTAGAATTCCTTAGGTGTTCTTTCGAGAGGCCCCTTCGTAGCGTTCGGCAACCGGCGTATGCGACCGAAGATGTTCTTTACGAAACCGTGTCGTTTGACGAAGTTCTCCGTCTGAACCTTCCATGCAGCGAAACCCGCATACGTTCTCAGATAGTCGACGTTGATGATCTTGTCGGCCTCCTTCGTGGAAACGTTGATCGTCTTGGCAAGTTTTTCAGAACCCATACCGTACAGAACTCCGAAATTTACGACTTTCGCATCCCTTCGGGGGATTCCCAATCGTCGAGCCACGTCCCCGTGCGGGTCTTCACCGTTTCGGAATACCTCCAAAAAGTGTTTGTCCTGACTTACGTGCGCCATAACGCGAAGCTCCAATTGCGAGTAGTCGTAATTCAGGAAAACCATCCCGGGACGCGGTATGAATACCCTCCGTATCGGAAAGTCATGATTGTTCGGCTGGTTTTGCAGATTGGGATTCTGCGACGAGAATCTTCCCGTTTTGGTACCGTTCGAATTCAGGTCTCCACGCAACACGTTGTGTCGATCGACCAGTGCGGGAATCGACTGGATATACCCAGAGTTTAGTTTCTGAATCTCGGAGTACTTCACGAAGTATTCAGCTATCTTATACCCCTTGTCAGCGAGCATCTCCATAACGTCGGCATCCGTACTTCGTCCACCGGACTTGGTAGCTTTGAGAACCGGAAGCCCCATTTTGTCGTACAGAATATTCTGTTTCTGCGGTGACGATTGCAGATTGAACACGCAACCGGCCTCCGCGTAGATGGCTTCCCTAAGTTCGGCGAGTTTCACATCGACCACCTCTCCCAGCGACCGCAGAAACGGAACGTCGATAAGGACACCCCGTATCTTCATATCGCGAAGAATGTTTACCAGCGGCATCTCGATATTTTCGAGAACCCACATCGCGTCACCATCCAGTTTCGGGCGGTAGTGGTAGTACATTTTTGTCTCCCAATAGGCATCCTCGCAGGCGTACGCCGCAAGAATCGACAACAGATCGTTACCGGACACCGACCAGTTTATCTTGCTCCACTTCCACTGACCGCGTTTACTCCCGGGGAAAGCCTCCTCGCACTTTTGCGAGAACGTAGGCTTCCTGTAACCGAAGTCCTCGGCGACACGAGTTTCGAGCTGCATATCGAGTGCGGGATCGTACAAATGAACCATCGTAAGCGTATCCGCGAAGATAGGACAGTTCTCATCCTTGATTCCCTGCATGATGTTTATCATGCTGTCGAACTTCGTGTTGTGTCCGATCATGCGGAACCGCGGAAAATACTTGTTGCACAGCTCTACGACGTCTCCGATAGAAACGGCCTCCGTGAAAAAGTAGTCGACCGGACAGAAGCACGGCTCCTTACCGCGTTGGTGAAGCGCGAGACCCAAAGGAATACTGTCGTACTCCAAACCGGTAGTCTCCCAGTCCCACGTAAGAAGTCCGCCGGATTCGAGACCCTCGAAGTACTCCTCCAATTCGCGGGCACTGGACAACAGAAGACCCTTACCTTTATATAGATCGAGTTTTCTCATGATAGTAAGACAAAGACGGGAGCGATAAGCTCCCTGTCATTACATAGAATCGGAATAGCCCGAGGCGTCGATTTCGTCATCCGTGGGAGGTTGGCACAACGTCTCGACGGGAGGCGTCTCCTCTTTCCACGGAATAGGACTTCTCTTGCGATCGTCGTCATCGAACGCCGGTTCGAAATTGTACGTCGTGTCCGTGTTCGAACCCGAGCGGGTGACTTCGAGAACCATCTCCGTAAGTTCACGACCGCGGCGGTCACGGATCGATTTGAGCTGGTTGGCGATCGTGGCACCGACCTTCCAGATTTTTTCGACCGGCTTGTCGTAGGTGAACTTCTTCTTGTCCTTGTCCCATGAACCGCGATAGTCGAGAATCTTGAACGCGGCCCTCCACGTCTGTTTGATACCGCGCGAACACATCTCGCAACGTCTCTGCGTGTTCAGTTGACACGGAACTACGGAGAAGCGACCGTTCTTGTCACGCACGCTGTGTGCGTCGTAGCAATACGGCTCGTCGTGAAGGAACTGAATCGTGGCCGATTTACCGTCCTTCAAATAGAACTCCTTTACTTGGTTTTCCATTTCGCTCCGTCGTTCGGCGATTTCAGCCTGACGGCGAGCGACTGCACCCCAACCGGAGGTGCTTCTTACGGGGGTTTCCTCCACAACACGTCTCCTTCTGGGAGACCCTTCCAATGATGGCATAGTGTTTAATTGTTATTAGTTGGTATTGTATTACCTGCGGGGTTACTTATAACCCGACATGGATTTGCATTCGTTATAAATATAGCAAAAGTAACTATTATTTCCAAACGTCCAAAGTTTACTCGGGTTCACTCGACGCGGTTTTCACATACAGCACGCATTTCGTCTTACCGTCAGAATGCACCTCCTCAACGTACCTACTGAAATTATCGTACAACCTCCGTGCGATAAGATTGCATACCGACTTCTGCGTATGCGGTGTCAGAAAGAGCACCTCCGAGGAAACTACGATAGCATCCATCATGATTCCAGCATCGTACGTCGTAACCGAAAAGTCCTCGTCCATACTGGGAGACACCTCGTCGAAGGCTCTCGCAGTAGCGTCTATGCAGTCGAACCACACTCCCGGAAACTGTCGGCAGAACTGGTCGAGGTCGTCCACGGAGATTTTCGCGGGCACTTTCGATGATCCGTCAGCTGAGAACGTGGCTTCAATAACAGCGGCGCCGCATGCGTAATTTACGAGTTTTCGAGATTTCTTGGCACCCGGATACCGGACACTCACGTACTCGATATTGTCTTCTCCGTACAAATGTACCAGTGAATCCCTGTCCTCATCGGTAAGTTTCGACGTAGCGACGACACATATCAGCCTGTCTTCTTCGACGAACAAACTATCGACTATCATCTTCCGCCCTGTGTTTAAGATCGCGTTTCACCTTCTCGCGCATCTCTATGTAACCGTCCCAATACATAGCCATGTAGGTAGCGTATTCGGCGTAGTCCGTGGCATCGCGAAAACTCTCCGCCCACGTTCGTTTATCCACGCACTCACCGGGGTCTTTCGTGGGGTAGGGTATCAATTTTACGTCCGTATGCGGAGACACTTGCCAATAGGCGATCTCCGTAGCGCGTCTTCCGGCGTCATCGTTGTCGAATGCCAGATATACGTGCTCGAACTCGGAAATTTTTTGCGCCTGCCACCGACTTACGTCGGCACCGAGTACAGCCGTGGCGTTGTACCCGTGTTCGTACAACCGAAGCACATCCGAATAACCCTCCACGACTACCACATAATCGTACCCGTCGTCGTAGTTGTACAGATATTCCTTTTTGTTGAACCCCGTATTGTTCCGAACGATTCTATCGGGAGTCTGTTTTCGTTGTTGAAAACCGACCAGCTCCCTACCGCGGTAAAACGGGATAATCATCCACCCGTCATCGGTTTCGCCGAAGCGGAAGTGTCTGAGCGTTTCATCCTTGTATCCCCTGTCGAGGAAATACTTCGGAGGTGTCACCGTGAACGACTTGTCAAGCTCGAATTCGGGTTTCTTGGGTTTATCTCCGACTACGCTGGCCAAATTGACCATCTCCATCGCGTCAAAGTAGTTCACACCGAATCTTCGCGTAAGCAGTCTTACGGCACTCCCCTTCGCATTACACGAAAAGCAATGAAACACCCCGAGTTCAGGAGACAGAAAGAACGACTTTCTGCCGCTGCCGTCGGGGTGGTTCTCCCTGAAAGGACACATGCACCGTATCTGTCCATTGGACATCCTTACGGGGTCGTAGTCCTCCAATACTTTGAGAAGCTCGGTCATCGTTTCGTCCTGAGACTTTCGAGAACTTCCCTGAGGCGCTCCACGGAATCGGCCGCCGACTTTACCTTCGTACCATTGACACCGAGCGCCGTTTTGTGTGTCTGTATCAGCGTACCGAGCGGAACGAGCGACTTCCTAAGCTCCGTGATAGCTTTTATCAAATGGATGTTATACCGCGTATTTCCTACTACGGCATTGTACATCCTCAGCACCGCGAACACCAGCACCGCGAACAATACGAGCGCGAAACGCGCGTAAAAATGCAACGGAGCGGAATAGAACAACGGCACTGCCACCCACGTAACCACCGCGACCGCACCGATTACGATACCGGTTATCAGCATGTGGTCTCCTAATTTAGAATCGTTACTTCCCATAAGGTCATGAATGCTTTGTTTACATTATTGAAGTCGGCAACCCTGTAAGGAATACAGTCGCCGGAGTCCTCCGCCTCCTTCTTACGACGCAGGAATATCTCGACGAGTTCCATATCGGTGTACCGCTTTCCCTTGTAGTTATCTTCGGCAGCAGGTGCACATGCGGCACCGGATTCCATCTCGAACACCCACCGGTATTCGGGAGCGTCATCCCTGCTTCCAATGCAGTACTTTATACCGTCCACCCAGAATACCGTGTCGTAGTGGATCGGCACGGCGTACCACCCGAAAATTTCGCAGAAGGTACGGTGTGTACCCATTTCTTTTATAAATTCCATGTCATTACGTCGATACCGAGGGACAACCCTCTGTTTTTAGCCTCGAAGTCGATACGCCTGCCGACTACTACGTCCATAATACTCGTATGAAGCATGTATCGTCTTCTCCACAGTACGTTCACCGCCTCCCTGACCGCCTTCTCGGGCGTAGCACAGCCGTAACAGCTGATGTTAGCCCCCGTCTTAGCCTCAGAGACAGCGTAAAGTTCAGGGTTGTTAGGGTCTCGGTGAACCATGAAAGTCCAGCCGAAAAACCGGAACCTACCTTCAACCAGCACATCGTAAGGAACCCCCTTGCCGACAGACACAATTCCATAACCCACCGTAGTATCATATTCCGATTTCGGGTCTAACCGTTGTAACAGTTGCGGTATCGTCTTCATACGAGGCGCTGAGTTTTATGGAAAAGTCCATTTTTTCAAGATTGCTCTGGAAGATGTACGTGGTACCTGCCGCCGCACGTCTTCCCTTTACGAGTTCCAGACCGACTTGATCGTAGAACTTCATATCCGCGTCCTGAAACATTCGAAGCGCAATATCGGAATCCTGCACGAACGAACTCGCATACGCGAAATCATCCTGACCGGATAAACCGTCCTTAGAGGCTTTCGTACCGCTTCCGCGACGCATCTGAGTAGTGTTCACGATAGGCGTTTTCGTCTCTTTGGCCAAACGTTTCAAATTACGTGTGATGTAGGTGATCTTCTCCCAACCCTCCTGAATGGAAGGTTCCAGCAGATACGAACCGTCGACGAATATAAGCGCCGGATTATACAGACCGACCAACGCCGTAAGTTCGTCGATCGTCGCACAGCTGTACACGATGCGTATCGCCGACGAAGATTCCTTCAAGGCATCCAGACCATGATAGTACCTCGACTTTTCACGTTCCGTAAGTTCTCCTTTGAGGAACCTCCCGTAGGGGAGTCTGAACATGATCGCATCGAACCGCTCCCGAAGTTCGTCCTCCCCGATCTCGTTCGAGATGAACAGTATGTCCCCGATCGACGTACCCTCCTCGCGAAGTTTCATTACGACCTTGTTAAGGAGTATGGCCAGATATACGATCAGAAACGTCTTTCCCTGACCGGCGCGACCACCGATCGTAATCAAGTCCGTGTTCCTGTAACCGTACAGTGTAGAATCCAACGCCTCCGCACCCATACTGAGGTACGTGACACCCTTCGTGGCGACCCTCTCCTCGTAGTCGGTGCGACGTTTGTCAGTATCGTCCGAGTAGAGGACATCCTTCGTCTCCATACCGTCGTTCGACAGCGACGAAACGAGTGCACGGAGATCGGACAGTTTTTTATTCGGGTCTCCTTTCAGGCCCTTTACGATTTTCGGTATCTCCTCCGATATTCGCGTAAAGAGATACCTCTCGCGAACGATTCTCAAATAATACGTCGGACGTGCGTCCACTTCGGAAGCATCCAAACCGAACTTCTCGCAGTAAGCCTTCGCACCGACGAACTCACCGCTGTCCTTGTAGTAGTCTACAATGAACCGATGCTGGACCACCTCGGAACCGTCGAGCCAGTGTCTTCGGACTTTGGACAGCGTTTTCAGGTCTCTCCTGTTTACGATGGCCAGCAAAAGTTTCTCTCCGTCAGTCATATAGCAATCCTTTAAGTCTCTTTTGAATAACCGTTCGATAATCCTGTCCACGGACCACCACCGGCACCACCGCTTCATTGAGAAGTGACCCGACGTCCTCCGAAAACACCGTTCGTATATACTTCGGGTCGGTATTCGACGTAATCCACACCGGACGTCGCATCTGTATGCGGTAACGCAGCACGGATTCCACCACCCGCTTCACCAGATCGGGCAGCGGAATAGCGTTTCCGTTCGCATCGACGTTCTTCCCGAACTCGTCGATACCGAGAAAGTCGACCGTACACAGCATGCGCTGGAACATGACCCTCTGTTCGTCGGAGTACCACGACGCCGTAACGTTACTGACAATATCGTCCATCGAGTAGACTCTGCACCGGTACCGCTCCTTGATGAATCTTACGAATACCGTGTTCAGCAAATGGGACTTTCCCGTACCGTTCGCTCCCCACAGGTACAGACCGACACCGTTTCGGAGCATCTCCCCCACGTTGTCCACGTACTGCATGACCGTTTCGAGCGCTCTGGGATCGTTCGTGAACTCATCGATCTCCTTGTCGTGCCAACCGGAGCGTATGCCGCAGTCCAGAAGATACTGCGTAAATTTAGAATCCTTCTCTTTCATCGTCGACCTCCCTCATGTAATCCTTGCTTCCGTCACCTCTGCTGAGAGCACCGAAGATCGTGTCCTTCATTACCGAAACCCGCGTGAGTGTGGGCACACCCCTCCGATCATACGCCGGATAGTTCAGCGTACCCTCCACCAATATGGCGAACGTCGTGAACTTATCGTAAGCTTTGAGAATGTTAGTCGTCTGGTAGTACTCCGTCTTGTTGCGCACCGTATACGTTTCACCGCCGGTGAATATCTCGTACAGATAGGTGAACAACGTAGTGAAGTCCCCGGGGGTCATCTCCGAGATACCGCGGTCTATATACGTGTTTATCTGTTCGGCGATGAACCTTCCGCGGCTTCTTCGCAGCGCCGACCGAGGTTTTTCGAACGACTTGATAGCCTCCCTGAGTTTTTCGATAGCGGCATCCGCAATGGAACTCTCCGCATTGAACGGAAAGAACCGAGACCCGCGTATTTCACCGGCGTAGATGCCTCCTTCGGTGTCCATGAAGATAAGACCCTTGTGAAGGAGTGCATCCACCGCCTTGTCGATCTCGGATTCATCCCACGTAGCGAAAATATCGTACAGATCATCCCTCTTGCACGAACACAGCGCATACACCGTATCGTCTCCCTCCACTTTACCGGAAGACACATTCGATATAAGCGCCATGTACAACAGAATTTCGAAGTCCACGATACCGCTGACGGAAAACTCCTTTCGCAGTTTGTGCAACCCGTTCATCACTTACCGTCGAGTTCTTTTAACTGCACTTCCAGTTCCTCGGTAATGATCGTATCGGCCTTTTCGATCGTGGTCTTGACCAATGCGATCTCCTCCCTCGTGGGTTCGATCGGCAGCGTTACACCGACCGTGACCTTAGCACTCTCGTAGTTGCCGAGATTCTTCGTCAGCGACTTTTCGTAATACACCGTACACCCTGCGTCACGGAGAACTTTCTTGGTGTCGGTTTCTGCAATTTTAGGCATATTTGCTCCTTTCCTCCGAAAAGATTCGGTTTATTTCTACAATCAGTTCCGCCGGGCACTTCCTGTTGCACGGAATTCGTCGGATAAGCGGTGCGACCTTTTTCGTAAACTCGACCGGATAGCAGCGGGCACCGCGATACGTGAGAAAAGCCGGCGGAATAACACCGTTTCTCTCGTACCGGCGTATCGTATCGATCGACCGGTCGCACTCACGGGCGAAACCGGAAATGACGTACACCTCCGTGAGATTCCCGTTGATCGAAACCGTGAATTTTTTACTCCTCATGAAAACGTTTCTTTACTTTGACAGAAAACGCACGGGTCTCCTTTTCGACGTAAAGCTCCTTCATTACGTCGATGGAAATCTCCCCTCTCTCGTACATGCGTTGAATGACGTCCTCCCGAATAATCGTGGTCGTCTCCAAACACTCCGTAAGTTTATGACGGCGGAGTATGTCCTCCGCTTCGGGAACGAGTACGGCGGTCAGACGCAAGTCCTTCCGCAGTTGAATCTCCTTGTCAGCATAGGGAATGACCGCCACACGGCTTCCGGTGGCCGTAACGTTACCGAGCCTGTCGACACCATCTTCGAGTACCGGACGCATCGAAGCGAGTTCCTTTTCGATCTCCTTGATTTCGAGTTTCCTTTGGTGATAGTTAAGCGCGGTCAGCGCCAAACCGTCTTCGCTGTTGTTCAATGTAGGCATAGTGTATCCTGTTTTTGAAAAACGGGGGAGAGCAAACAAGCGTCACCCTCCCCCGTCCGCTGAATGGTAATCGGATTACTCCTCGATCAGCATGATCTTCGTGTTGTGCGTCCCGAGCATCGACTCCGTACCGTCGTCGTACTTGATCGTGGGCTTACCGCGTCGCATCGCGGACACCTCGCCGGAATACCAGCACTTGTTCGCCTCGTCGGCCCAGTACACCGACACACGGTCTCCTACATGGAGCTGAGAAGGTTCTACCAATTCACCGGCGGGTTCATCTTTCGACCCCTCCTCGGCAGCCTCCTCACCAGACTGTGCGTTGAGTGCGTCGGAAATCTGTTGGGCGATCTCCATGATGTCGGCCTCGCTGTTGTCGGCGAACTCGCGGAACGCCTTTTCGACACCCTCCTCGTCATAGTCGTCCGACGGAGCGTATCCCTTGATCGTAGCGAGGGACTTCTTCTCGTTCATATCCCCGTTGTCGAACGCTTCGAGGACTTTGGCCACATCGTGCGTGAAATCCTTCGTCTTGGCAGATTTCGGCATGGAATCCTCGAACGGAAGATCGTCCGTATCGTCATCCGCCTTCGACACGGATTTCGAAGTAGTCTTCGGGGCAGGTTTCATACCCTCCTGTGCGTCGAGGATCAGCAAACGCAATTTCTTGTTCGTGTTCTTGCCCTCCTGTGCGTCGGGGTCGATACCGAGTTTGTCGCAGATAGCGAGAAGCTCCTTCGTGGGCATCTCCATCAGATCGCGTTCAGCGTACACCGGGAGTTCATCCTGTGCGTCGTCCTCCGAAACTTCGGCCCCCGATGCGGCGGGAGCAGGAGCGGGGGAAGCTGCGGCAGGCTCCCGCGTAGCCTCCTCGAACGTCGGAGCGGATTTCTTAACGGGTTTCGGGTCTTCCTCCTTCGTCGGTGTGAAAGCTCCGAGCGATACGACCGGCAGGAACAGTCTGCCGTCATGTTCGATTGCATCGACCTCGCAATTGGCGGGGTACTGCGCTACAAGAGTAGCCGTCGGTTTGATTTTTCCGATTACCATAGTTTTGTAAAATTAAGTTGTGAGAAATGTTTTTGTGAACGAGAACAAATATAGACGTTGCAAACGATATTTCCAAACGTCCTACTTGGCCGTTACTACGCAATGATCGCACCCGTATTGCACGTACAGCGACGTCCCGGGCATTATCGGGAACACCGCGAATCCATCGCGGGCACCCTCGGAGATTCTCCCAATGACCGTCTCGTAGTCGTCGGGGTTTACCGAGAACACATGTCCTATGGGTTTCTCGTACAGCGCATCGTATGCGCTCTGCGGGGTATCCCTGTCGAAATCGTAGTTCATCGAAACAAATCTTTACCTGTATACATCTGGTAGAAACACGCCGTAGCCGCAACGAAGCAGACCACGCACAGAAAATCGCTTACGACGAACATCGCCACGTCGTCCTCCGTAAATGACACTTCGAACAGCAGCATCCCGAGTGCGAACGAGTAGATAACCCCGAACACTCCATTGCTGAAACGATACCATTTACTTCCCATAGCTGCGGAATATTTTCCAACCAGTCCACGCGAGTTCGGCCATGAACTTGCGTTCCAGAAGGTAGTTCGCATTGGGAGCCTTCGACGTGGCTTCCAGTTCGAAGCACGTATTGGCGCGGATTACCTGCGCGGTTATCTTCCCGTATTTGGTTTCACCCGCCCGTTTCATACGCGAGAGTTTCACCCACACCCTGACGTAATCCGCCATGTATACGATCGTCGGCACGAACGGCACCGCCAGAAGCAGCCACGGCGTAGTGAACGCCGCTGCGACCGCTACGGGAATACTTACGACCGTATGCAGCTCTCTTTGCTGGACTACGTGTATCCTCTCATGATTGAGAATCGGAATCGGGTCTTTCACTTTCAGGTCGCGCTTGACGAAAAAGAACGGATAGCAGGCCCATGCCGGATAGTGCAGCCTGCGTGCGAGGACGGGGAATCCCCTTTTAAGTCCCCCGAGGATGAAATTACACAGCGAAGCGAACTTCGCCACGCTCTTGTAGTCGTACTCGAATCCCTTGTTGTCGGCGAAGGTAGTCCACCGCTCACCGGTCTTTCCCCTGCGGAGAAGCAGTCGTCTCTCCCTGCGGTTGGGTCGTATGTTACTCTCTTGTGTCATCATCCTCGTCTTTGTCAAATGTCCTCTCGATAGCGTCTATACGGGAAAGGTTCTCGTAATGCGTAATCGTAACGATAAACAGAAATATCGACAGCGCATACATCCACAGATAGCTGGCGTCATCGAATATCCTGCTAAGTTCGATAGGCATCCACACGAGCACTACAAATATAGCCAATTTAACGATCTCTCGTGCGATAATGGTAATAAAATTCATGTTTCTCTAAGTCATTAAAGTAACTTCTTCAACTCAGGGATCGTCGTCATCCCTCTGTATTCGGCATTTATCGCGATTGTCTTCTGGGCCGCCCTGAACACTCCGTATGTGTACGGACACTTATCGAGAAGGTACAGCGCGACGGGAGGTTTCTTGCCGCTGAACTCGCGGGATATGCGGCCGATGGCCTGTTCCGTATCTTTGAGCGGCAGGTGTATGATAAGCGTATCAAGACGGGGAATGTCCAAACCCTCCTTCGCCAGCTGCGTGACACCGAACACGAGCGGGCACTCGTTTTCGAGATACCGTGTCTCATCCTCCGTGAACCGGTTCGTCTCCGATATGACCAGCATCGGCCCGTAGTCGTAGAAGTATTCGTACAGTGCTTTGAGCACCTCCTTGCGTTTCGACAGAAACAGCACGGTGCGTCCCTTGTCGAGCGCCTCCTGAATAGCGCGTATGGCGATCTTCCTGCGCGCGCAGTTCTCCGACAGATAACTCTCCAACGTAGTGTAGGACATATCCTGTGCGCGTTCGAGCGTCTTCATAAGCTCCCTGTACTCGGTCTTGTTCCAATGACCGGCCATGTATTCATCCGTTACGGACTTGCACTGTTTGGGATCGAAACTTATCGCCGATGCGGTCTCCGTGTAGAGATAGTCGTGTTGTTCCAGATATTTCAGAATCGTCGAATGCGGCCTGTTCTTGGACGTGACACCGCGCACCTCCACACCCGTATCGAGCGCGTACACATAAGGCTTGCGGAACTGGTATTCCATCCTGAACCGATCCCCGAAATGATACGCCAGCACTTTATGCGCACCGTCGGTTCGTCGGAACGTGGCCGTAAGAGCCGTCCGATAATACGCCGGGATTTCATCAAGTATCGGCATATACGTGTCGGCACCGATCCTGTGCGCCTCGTCTAAGATAACCTGTCCGATATTGTTCACCAGTTCCTCCGGCAGCACGCGAACCGTAAAGAGGTCGAGAACCACGATCGTAAAATCGGCGTTAAAGGGCATTTCCGTCGCATTAGACGTCAAAACGACCGTCGAGGCATCAGTTGTACCACGGATGACGTTTTCCCACTGTCGCGCCAAATAATACGTCGGCACCAAAACGAGCGTCTGCACTTGCAGTCGTGCGGTGCGGTAAATCGCACAGACCGTCTTCCCGTGACCGCACGGCATCTCGATCAGAACCCCCGACGAATCATACATCGCGGGGTTGTCGTCGAAAAACTTCTTCTGGTAGTCTCTGAGGGTGATCCTGTGGTTAAACGACGTGCGTCTTCCCATGACGAGACCGTCCGTCGACTTCGGCTGCCCGAAGTAGTAGCGGGGAAGCACATACCGGTCTCCCTCTTTTCGGAGATAGCAGATCGTAGGGTCTACCTTCGAATAAAACCTTCCCTTACCGAACCGGACGATATTCTGGTATCTCGGATTCGGGAGTGTGAGCGTCTCCGATATTTCCTCGACTGAGGTTCCATGTTCGATGATCTCGCGTTCAGTCGCGAGGAGGTTGCTGCAATATTCCATATTCGATAGCTCGTTCGGTAACGACCTCCCAGTCAGTGCAGTCGTCAAGAATTCCATTCACGTATTCGTCGCACGACGTGTAGTCCATATACCACGCATGCTCCCACAGATCGATGCAGAACAGCGGTGATCCCTGCCACGGGGCAGGCGTATCCCTCCACAGCGGGTTAAGCGCATTCGGGCACATGCGCATGTATACGTCCGAACCGCGTGCGTACACCCACAGAAAACCGGAACCCATATTCGTCGCGGCGTGTTCCCTTACCGTAGCGCGGAAGTCTCCGAAATGTTTGCGGAAAAGCGCTTCGAGCGATTCCGGCATTTCGACCTTCCGTTCGGTAAGCTGTTCGAACCAGAAGCAATGATTGAAAACATTCGCCGAGTAGTTCCTCAGATAAACATCCCGCGACTGTTGCAGTTCGACAAGTTCGCGCGGAGATTCACCCAGCAATTTCATCCGCTCGTTGAGTGCGTCGATTTGCCGCGAAAAGTATCCGTAGTAATGACGCGCAAGACCCTCGATTGAGAAACCGCGGATCGTCCTCCCGTGGAAAGGAGATCGCATCAGCCGAAAACCCTGCTCGTCGATGGTCGCTAATTCAGGTTGAAAAATCGTCGTTTTTCCCATGCTTCAAATGCTTGGCCACGCAATTTATATCTACAATACGGTAAATAACTTCTAATACCCGGGTATACTCCGTATACCCATATATCTATTATATATAATTATATAATATTCTACTTCTGTATTTAGCTGTTATTAAATATATCTGGTCTGACCTAACTCCAAAACCTCGTCCAAAACCGTCCAAAAATCGTCCCTGAACCGAGGTCGTTTTCGACCGTTAAAAACTACGTGAATATAGCAAAAACTTTCGACTCTTGCAAACGTCCCAAAACCGCCTACACACGTCTGCCCGTATTCGGTACGATCAGCTGTCCGCGGAACCGGCACGAATAAATCCCGACAACAGACCGCGCGGCGAGCTGTATGCACAGCTTGACCGTAGGCATCCTTAGAGACGTTTCTCCCTGCGTTTCGATGGTTACATACGTTTTGTACTCAGTGTGCGCGATATTGCCGGGTTTTTGCAGGAAAGCCGCCGGGCATACAACGACGAACGGATTCTGAGCCTCCCCCGTATTCGTCGTCGTCGTGGCACCACCGGCACTAAGTACGGCGTTTACGTCCCACCACGTCTGCGAGAATACGGAGGACAGCGGAATACTGGCCGTAAGAACCTTCTGAGATGGGGATACCTCCGTATTGTTGAACGCCACCTGCGCATCGAAGGATACCATCAGCATATCATTGTCCATGTAGAAGTAAGCGACGCCTCCTAAACCGGTAGCATAGGAACCGAGCTGTTCGGTGGGAATCTCGTACTTGACCGTACTCGGTTGATACTGAAACAGATTTACCACCGTATTGATGATCTTGGTCACCATCGGGTATCCCTTCGGGAGCGTATTGGGAACTCTCGAACGCAATCCTGCGCCGAGAAGGACGTTGAACGAATACACCACCGACACGACCTCGGCATCCGAAGGAAGCGACACCCACTGCGTCGTACCGGACTGAGCCGTACCGACGACGAACCCGTAGTCGGATATGACGTAGTGATCCGCCGCTGCCATAGAGGTACCGTCGACGAATACGGCGCCCGAGATAAGATGATCCGCTCCGTCGTTCGCATACGTGACGAGCTTACGCTTGACGTACAGTCCGATCAGGTGGTCGTCATTGTAGAAACCGTCGGTAATGACATCCGTCTTGGAACTGCCTTTATATAACTGTACCCCAGCGACTTCGAGGTACGAGTAAGTCATCTTCGCTTCACCGTTAGCAACATTGAAAGTCATATCCGACGTAGCAGGAAGGAAACCCTCCAACATGCCGAAACGATGGTCGAACACGTCCAGCTGACGGTTTATATCGGGAGCCGTAAACAGATTGGGGGCGCCATGAAAGACTGCCCGAATAATTTTTTGCGAGGCGTTGTACACCTTGTCCTTAATACTACTCATTCCTGAAATATGGATTTAACAGTTTGTCGTAATAGGGGCTGTCGCGATGTTGGACGTCCCATGTTATCTGGGCCTTGGAATAGAAACTGACGAATTCATTTATGGCCCCCTCCTTGTCAGCGGTACCGATCAGGTATTCTTCGAGCTCGGGGATATTCCACACCATCGTAGAACCTCCGTCGGAGAAACCCGCTTTGATCTCGTCATACGTCGATACTACATCGTCGTACTCAGCAATGACGTAATCCGTACTGAAATACGGTGTTTTTACGTGAATCGTAAGCGTGTTGCTCTGCACCAGTATATCGGTGTCTTCGACGACGTAGAAGTACGGATTTACGTTATCCTCCGTAACGTATCCCTGTGTCGTGGAATCGGGGATAAGCTGTGCGGAATCTTTCAGCCAGCCGTCGGTATCGATCGTGACTTCCCCCATAGTGATGATGCTGACGAACAGTCTGACACCATCGTAGCTCCCGCGTAACTTATTAAGTTTTATCGCATTGAGCAAGAGTTGTTGAAGTACCAGTAGAGGCATCTCGTAGGGAAGGCCGGAGAATCCGTAGTCGGCGAGTTTTTTAAGCAGCCACTTCTTGTTGTCGATCAGCGCGAAATTAGTAGTGCGGAGGGAACCGTAGATGATTTCCTCCTTGTACGCCTGCAAGCCGTCGAATACCGAGGTCAGCTTGTGCGATAACTCCTGTTCCTTGACCGAAACGGGTATGAACTTGCTAAATTGCATCGAATCTACAAATTATATCTCCGGCATCGACTTGCTTGAAGATGGAAGTCTTGGCGATCGTGATACTGCGCATGGGAGTTTCCTGCGAGTTTACCGTAGCCTTGAAACTTACGCTCTGAACCCCCTGAACGGAACTGCGGATCAGTACGTCTACGTCCGTAAGGTCGAATCCCGAACCGTAAGTAGCCTTTATCAGCGGATTCGTAACATCCTGAATAACCTGTTTGACCTGTCCTTCGATGATCGACGTGTCGTAGCCTTTCAGATAGATTATATCCAGAATGATGTTGGAGGCCGCACCGGATTCACTGGCCACGTCGAGCAAATCCACATACGTGTTCGGCGTATACAACAGAGAGTACCCCATGATAAGCCGGCCGGAGAGGAAGTCGTATATCTTCGACTGTTCCTCCGTCGTGGGTTCCTCCGAACCGGACGTAGGGATAACCCTGTACGACACCGTAGTACCGTCCAGCGTAACCTTCGACTGTTTGACGAATCCGAGCGTATTGAGCAGTCCCTCGGTAGACACCGTATTTACGGCCGTACCCTGAACACCGATCATCAGCGGGGCCTTCTCCTGAATAGACGTAAGACTCTCGGCATACGAACCTCCGGTAGCGGCCGTCATAAGCGTAACACCGGTGACCTCTCTCTGAGACAAATCATCCGTAACACGTACCTCCATCGTAGTGGGGAAGTCGAAGTTCTGTTTCGAACCGTCGCACGTGCGGAAGTCGACGTGGATGCCGCTTCCGAGTGCAGGCTGCACACCGTAACCGTTATGCCCGAAGTAAATAGACACGGAACCGTCCTCCTCCGGCAGAACCATAAAGTGCGTACTGTCCGAATCGGATTCTCCGAACGTCCCTACACGTGTATACTCGACGTTGTTTATCTGAACGAACACACTGTCCACGTCGATGTTCTTCTGCCGTATGAAGATACTGTTTCCGTTGAACGTAATATCCTCCGACGTGAACGTTCCCGCATGCAGCAGCAGCGTAAGCGTAGTCTCCTCAGCCGGTACACTGAACGCCTCGTCGTTCGTAAACGGTATATCCCCGACCATAACCGTAAGATCGCCGCGTTTGTACGTCGCAGCGTTACCGGCAGCGAACGACAGCGAGAACGTCGCAGTAGCCCCTTTGCACAACGTCGGCGTGTATCCGAGTGCGGACACTTGCGCGAACACATTACTATACGAATGGGCCTTCCTGAGGATACTCTCGTTAGCAAAAGCGTTGATGTACCAGAAGTCCTTCTCCGAGAACAGTGCGAACAGTTCGACAAGGAACTCTCCGAAGTCGGATTTGCTCCGATCAGTCCACTCGGGGAACAGAGAATCGGCCAGAAGGTGCGCCTTGTCGACCATCTGTATCATCGTCGCATTCGTCAGCAAGTCTTCCTCCGGTATGATAAGAAGCTCCGAATATCGGCGCAATTTTTGAAGCGTCGACAGCGGAAGTCCTGAAAAATACGCGAGCAGTGTTTCCTTATTATCAGCCATACTAAACAAACGTTACACCTTGAACTTCGGTCTTGCTCTCCTCGACGGCCGCATACTCGATGCGCAGCGTAAGATCGCGGCGGCTGTCAGAGGGATCGTATCCCACGTCCACTCCGAGGACACGCAGATCATTCGTATTCTGTTCGATTCCATTTTGCAGCGTCGACACGATAAGCACCCTGTTTACGATGAAAAAACTTGCGGGCCTCTGCACGAGACTGTGGAAGTTGAACCCGTAGTTCGGAGAGTACACGCGCATCCGGTCGAAGGTACAGTAGAACCAAATATCGTCCGAAGCCTTAGTAGAGCCGGACGACAAACCCAGTTTACCGTTGTCCATCTTGAATCTGCAAGAAAGTCCCCGCATAGTCACTGCAATTTTGCCGGATCGGCCGGAGTTACCGTGCACGCACCGTTCGGCGCCGTTACGGTAATGTTGGCACTCGTTATCCGTATATCTCCCGACTTGACGTACTGCTCCACTGCATCGGAAACCACCGAAGACATCCGTTCGCAGATATTCGCGATTATGTCCGCCGGATCAGCCTGCTCGTCACCGTTGACGGCATTGGCCGCCTGATCCTCCATGATCTGACGGAAACCATCGTACAGAGAATTTTTCAGTGCAGTCTTATTGAGCATCGCCTATCGGTAAAATAAGTTCCTTAATTTCATCGAGCCGCGCCTTCAAGTCGTTGAACACCTGTATCGTGTCAGGCATGAACGGCTGAGGGCCGAGCATCGTATTCACTTTCGCCTTCAATAACTGTTCGAGAAGCTCCGTACACACCGCCAGAAGGCGTTCCTGTATATCGTAGCTTGCCGACGAAGCACTCTCCAACGGGTAAAACCCCGTTATCATAGGCGAAATATACAAATCTTTTTCATAAGTAACAAGGGCGAGGAACTTGTCCTTGTTTTCAGACAGCCATTTGGCCGACGGAAGTGTCCCCGTAGTGCCCGTTATGACCATCGGGGCGAAAAACTCGTTCCCCGTGCGGACACGTACTTTGAGCCTGTTGTCGAGAAGCTCACCGGTTATCTGTGCGAACTCGGTCATTACTTCATGAATTCTAAGTCAGTCCACGTACCGGTACCGTCCCACGTATGGGTAAGTCCCATAAGGTAGTACTTACCGACTTGATCCGTGGAGTTGTACCGCAATATCCCACGCACGTTATACACTCTCTGCGTATGGATATTGAGGTCTTGATTGCAGCGGGCTTTGATCTTTATACCCAAAAAGCTCATGTCGAACACCGCGACGTTCTCGTCCAGAGGTTTTGTGACCTGTCGGTAGTAGTATCGTGCGAACAGAGGACTTTCAGGCTCCTTTCCGGAACTCCACTCGACACCGAATGGCCCGAGACGCCGAATTTTAGCAGCGATCTCGGGTTGCGTCTCTGCGACCTCCTTTACACGCTCCGCATCGAACTCGTACATCGTGATTACCTTCTTGCCGTCCTTCTCCGTAATTTCGGCGACTACGTTGTCTTCAAGCTGACCAGTCTGAGGATTGAACTTCACGGCGGAGCGTCTTACGGAGTAGGCCGCATTGATGTTTTCGTCCACCGTAACGCTCCGAAGGATTCGGGGCCTGTTCCACACCGAATCATCGAACTGTTGTATCTCCTGCAATCGCGCGGATTTTATATCCCCCCTCTCGGGAACGTATAGGAACTGTATGTTCGTATCCTCGCGCAGCTCCTTCGATTCACGTTCTATGACATTGATCGTTTCGACGCCATCGACCATTTCACTCCACATAACGCAGCCGAAGTCATGTGCCAAACTGTTCAGGAAAGCCCAGTCCGACTGGTTGACCTGTCGGCGGACGTTTTTAAGCGTGAACGTGGTCTTGGCGACTTTCTTCGGCAAGGCGAGCATACCGAGCTTCATGCCGTCCGATTCGATGATTCCCTGTATAAGCTCCGTAATGGTTATCGAACTCTTTCCTGCGAAGCACGGGCGCGCACCGGAACCGGTATCGGGGTACGTGTAATTGAGACCGGTATCCTTACCCATCTGCGTAAACCCGTATGCGAAACACTCGACGTTATAGGACACTCGTCCGTCGTCCTGAAAGCGGGTTCGTATCCGCGTTATGGTACCACCGAATATCTTCCGAACACCGTCGCCGGTTTCATCGTAGTATCCGCCGAAAAACACGACCCACTGACCGAGATACGTTCTCTGCAACAGAAGTTCGGCATATTTGTCCACCGTAAACGACAGCGTGTTCACCTGAGACATCTGTTCCTTGTACTCGACCGGCCACGTTACGAACTGTTCAATATCGATGAACCTCGCTTCCCCGATATTGGCAAGTGTCCCTCCGCGTACACGGTAAGTGTCCGTATTGGCAGGAATCTCTCCTTTCATATACAGACGAATCTTAAATGACGGTTGTGTAGGGTTGTTCATCGGATTATATCTCGTACTATGATTTTGGGAAGTCTGATTACGTCTCCGACGTTCCAGTCGTCGGGATTGCGCGGCGGATTGTTATCGGCGATGAACGTCCAGTTCTGAACGGATACTTCACCGAACACGCGGGCGGCGATCGTATACAGCGTCTCGTTCGCCTTTACGATGTACTCGTACCATTCCAGCGTAATGGAAGCATCCTTTATCGGGTAGTGCTTCACTTTACCGCCGAGGTACTCCTGTTTGAGGTTGTGGTAGTTGTAGAATCCGTTGCTTATCATATCTTGCGTGCCATTGTAGAGGAACTGGTCAAATCTTCGAATTCGAGAACACCGAGTTCCACCGATACGGAAGCCCGTATGGGGGTGAGGTCTCTGTCGAACAGCTGGTACGTTACCGGAGCCGACTTTATGATCCCCTGCAAAAGGATAGGCCCGAAACTGAATACCGCCGTAGCGGGCGGCCGGAACTGGTTGAGCGATATGATTCCTCCTTCGGCGAAACGGGGTGTATTTTCATCCTTCAACGGCTCCGGGTACAAAAACGATTGCAGATACTCCACCGCGTCGAGAACTCCGCGTTCATGGACGCGCGTAACACTGAACGCCCCGTTCATGTCCCATTCGAAATCGACCATCTGCGTGACTTTCGCGGTCTCCTTACTGGTGGGTATCGTCGGAACACCGAAAGCCGTGGCAAGCGTATCGCGGTTCCGTTTTTGTTCCACCACGGCAGCGGGTACGGGCGTATTCTTTATCGTAGCGGCCACCGTATCGGGGAGGAAGTACGTCGTATGCGATCCGGGGGTATCGTCCAGCATAAGCTCGAACGTCACGATACGCTCGCCGCCTCCGGCCCACACGTAATCGTTGTACGACAGCCCGGGGTAGTTGCGCGTACTCCACGTAGAAGACTTCGTATCCATCAATTGCTGAGGGTTGAACTGAAACACGTACCCCTTTTCGAGGTTTACCGTATTGAGCGTATCCCTTTTGCGGATAAGATAGCCTCTGTTCTTTGAGGTGCGGAAAAAATAATGACCGTTGGCCGACCCCGTATTCGTATTGAACAACGACCGGAACCGCCTCTGCAAACCTCCTATTGCGTCATTAATTATTGCCATAAATACTGGGTAACACGGCTGGTTGATAAATTTCTCCGTTACGAGTAGCTTTGGTTTCCATCTCGTAGCTGAGGCGGTCGATGATAATATCCGACAGAGCCACGACGTCGGTAACGCCTTCCGGCAGGTTTATCGTTATCTGGAAGTCGGACTTGGCAGCCTTGACCAATGCGCTTATATCCTCCATCGAACGGGCCTTCAATGCCTGCCGGCGCAAGGCGGATATGTCGCTGAGCATTTTGGTCTCCTCCTGACGTTGGCGTAGCCTCTCCATCTCGGTAATATGCGCCCCATTGTTGTTTTCGTTGACCATGTTGATGTAGGCAGCCGCGGAATCGAAACCGTTGGTGATTCCGGCAAGACCCGCAGCAGCGTTAGCTTTATTCATACCGAAGAACCATGCGAGCATCTTACCGACGTCGGTACGCATGAAGTCTCGCCACGTCTTACCGATACCATAAACCAGATTGTTCCACGCAGTCAACAGCTGGTTTCCCATGATGTCCCAATTAGTCTTGAACTTCTCGAACTTCCTGCCGATCGCGTCGGATACCAGCGTTCCGATACTTTTAACGAATCGCCAGATGCTCTGCATGGACTTGTCCCACTCCTCGGAAAGACCGAGAATATCCTTGATGTAGATTTTGAGAGCCTCGAAACCGAGAAGGATGGCACCTAACGTACCTCCTACGGTACCTTTAAGACCTATTTTTCCTACGTTGAGCAGTGCAGCACTGATAGTCTTGATGATCGGCCCCAAACGTTTCAGCATACCGAACGACGCAGCGATCTTAGTCTGCGTTTTCGGTTTCATGAACATGTTCTTGATGTACATCCAGCGGCGCTTTCTCGAACCCTTCTGCAAACCATGCGCCTTGTAACCGCCGCCACGGTAGTTGGCAGGATTTTGTAGCATTCGTCCGGTTCTCCACTTACCGCGTATGAACGGACGGCGTATCCCTCTGTATAGACCGCCTCCGATACTGTTTATCGCCGCAGCATACGCCCATGCGGAATTGATCGCCGCCTTAGAGATAAAGAACACCGTTTTAAGTGCCTTGTACGCCAGCAGCAGTTTGAGAGTGGTCTTTATGGGTTCCTGATAGTCTTGGAAAAACTTGACCACCCGAAGCTTCATGAATTCCAGCCATACGATAAGCGAGTTCGTGGATTCCCTGTAATTGTCGAGAATCTTCTTGGAGCCGTCGAGACTTTTGTTTATGACCCTTCCGACCCACATGACGAACTCACCGATCTGTTTGACGAACCATCCGAGAACTCTGCCGACCATGTAACCGGCCCTTTTGATGTACTCCAAAGACTTGGACAGTCCACCGCCGATCTTGTCGAACACACCGACTACGCTTCCGTACAGACTGTCGGGATTTCTCGGATCACCGACGACACTCTGCATGAAGGTCTTCCATATACCGGAAATCTGTGCAGTACCGTCTTTGATCGTGCGGAAGTCGTTCTTGATGAGTGTCTGCAATCCCTTATGCTCCTTCACGAAGTTAAGGATCGCCTGCTGTCGTTGAATAGTGTTCGCCTGATACTTCTCGAAATAGCGCGTAGAGCGCTCCGTAAGAAGTCCCATCTGAACCAGTCCCGACATGTTTCCACGGATACCATTGGCGATAGCTCCGGCGAATTCGTCGAAACTTACGCCCATAGCGTGAGCGCTCTTGTCGAGGAAGTCGAGGTTTTCACTGGCCTTGATGCCGACCGACGTAAGATCGTTCATTCCGCGCATCTGTTGTTGCACGGAGAACGACGTCTGTCCTTTGGCGATACGATCCTTTAACTTGGCCATCGTCTGCATCGTATTGAGGTACCCGCCGAAGCGCATCGCATTCGGTTTAAGCGTATCGACGTACTCCGTAGCGGTTTTTTGCAGCGCGTAGTACGCACCCGCCAGTGACAAGGTGACACCGGTAAGTCTGGTGATCTTGCTTAGAGTAGCCGTAGATACGGCTACACCGAAATCGTATGAAAACTGCGGGTCTCCACCCCTCAATTTACCGGCCATAGCTACTTGTTTTTGGAGGCGTCGAGTTCTTTATTCAAGACCTCCATCTCCATGTGAAAAAACGTTTCGCGATCCTCGGTATCCATGAGCATGATCTCCGAATACTGTTGACGCAAACGCTTCATAAGAAAGTACACCTGCGACGTTAAACTATAATATTCCTCACTGTTCGGATCGTCTTCGTCGCGAGAAATATCTTTCGGCAAAAAGAGAGTATCCCTTCGTAAAGCCCAAAGGCCGAACATCGGGTACTCTCTATTGACGAACTTAGCGATTCCGATGTTTAACGTCATTCCGAGAAAAAAGAAGACGCCTCCATCGAATAGGGTATCTCTCTTTGCTCGTCACATCCGCACCGGTCGTAATACGCGAACGGAAGCGTAGGAAGGTACTCCGTCAGAGCGGAGCGGATCGCTTTGAGGTCTTTGCCGGAAAGATACTCGTCGTAGAGCCTCATTCCGTAGTACGTGTGGAACTCCGTCGGGAGAACACTCGTAACGGTACCGTCCTCCACCGATTCGACGCGCAGCAGGCAGTCCTTCGCGATGCAGCGCCAGAAACCGATCGAATCCGAGAATTTCCGTTCGTTTTTTATCGCGTCGCGCAGCAGCGGCGCACGGAACGTCATACGGTTGTATTCGGTTTGCAGAACGTCGGCGTATTCGGGTTTATCCGTTATTTTACCGAGCGACGGAGGGGTGAAACCGGAAACAAGGTCGACCACGATCTCGTCGTAATTCGGGCACTCCTCCATGAACTCCTTCGTCTCGTCGCGGTAATCGATCTTATCGAGATCAATATCCGCGAGAAGACGCTTCCCGCAGTACTTGCAAATAACCTCCTGACGGGGGATGAAACTTTGCCACAACCGGCGGTGAATCTCCACGAGAAGCGTATTTACATCCGCCATCGTGAGATTCTTAACCGCCTCGGGTATCGTAACCGCGTTGTCCTTGACGTATGATCTGCGGGCCTCGGCACCGATCTCGATGTTACCGATTCTCTTGATCGCTACGGCAAGGACATTTCCCTGCCACGTGTAGGGGCGTTCGGGAATCTTGGTCACGAAAACTTTTTCTGCCACACCATTAGTACGAAGTAATTCTACCTCCTTCAATACATCCCCGCCGGAACGAAGTCCGATGGGAAGATCGAAAATCAAACTGTCCATAATCCTGTATAGTGTTAAAAGAATTTGTCGTTACACGCTGGTAGGAACAATCTCCCAGCCGTCGCACATCGCCGTATAGGTGACGGTGAACTTCTCAGAGCTTCCAACGTCGAACGTCGGGTAACGTACGGCTGTGAACCGGAATCCCTCGAATACCACCGTGAACACCTCCTGTCCGTGGTGCATCTTGACGGCGGTAGCCGGAAGTTTCATTCCGGTTTCGATCATCGTACTGACGAGAGCCTCCATAGCACGGTCGGCGGAATTCCCCTGATACGTTCTGGTGAGCGTCATCTCGTCATAACGGGTAAGCTGGTCGGTAAAGTTGTAGACGTGGTTGCTTCCTGCATCAATCATCTCTACGTTACCGGAAGACTTGCCCATACCCTCCAACGTTTCGAAAAGGCCATTGGAAAGAATTCCCGCTACGGGCAGGTTAAGGTACCAGCCATTCGCTACGAAAGCATCCTGCGGTTTTTGCGGTTTTGCCATAGTTTACTCCTCCTCAATTAACAGGATTCCATCGTTTCTTTGCAGCGACAGCACGACGCTCTCGATACATTCGGTAGGAATCCACATTACCGTAATGTTAACGAGTTTGCGATCCTGACCGGCGGGATTGTTGCTCTTGTCGCAGATCGCCTGATATGCCTTGTCGAAGGCAACGCTGTTTTCGAGGGCACCGGCATCGTACTCTCCCTTGAAATAGGTGCGGAGTTCCACCAGAGCCTCCTGTCGGATACTGGGGGTATTCGGTTTTTGCTCCATGAAACGGAGCTTGTTTTTCAGGACGCGCACATAATACGACGTCTGCAACCGCGTGTGAATGCTCTGGTACAGCGAATTCGTCGAGTACGACCGCGACGTCCCGACGTACCACCCGGTATCCTCGACGTATTGCAGCACGTTGCAGAGGTAGTTCTGAACGAGCCGGTTGATCGTCGCCTGCGTGAAGCTACGGGGCGTAACGTCTACGACGGTAGTAAACAGCGAATCAAGACCGCCCGGCGGAATATGGATGTAATTGCCGCTCGCATACGGCGTGCGCAGATACGCAGCACCGATAACCGCGCCGATGTTGGGGATCGTCACACGATTGCCGTCACTGTCGAGAACCGTTATCCAACCCTCGTAACCGCCGGCCATGAAACTCTTGTCGTTCGAACGCAGCGCGTTGTAGTAGAGTTCGGCCATGCTCTCCGAGAAGTCGACGGGGAACGTGATAACGCCGATCGGACTTTTCTGTTCGTTCAGATAGGCGTTGAACTTCTTTTCGACGTCGAGCGAATGATACTCCGTGTGAGCCATGATCCGAACGTCGGCACCGTCGAAACTGTTGAACTGGTCACCGAAGTAATCCTCCGTAACGTTACCGTCCGTACCGCCCGTAAGCGTACCCGTAACGAGCGTACCGGTCAACTTGCTGACCGTACCGGAAACATCGACGAGAGCCATGCCCTGCAACAGAATGTTGTTACCGGATACGCTGGCCACGACACCGATCTTCTCATAAGAAGCCGAATACAGCGTATCACCAGCCGCCGCACCGGTAGGAGCAGCGCTTCCAGTGAGTTGCGTGTCACCCTGTCTTGCCGTGAAAGAACCGACCGAAGTAACCTTGTAGCGCGCGTTACCGGTTTCCTCAGTTCCATTCATAGCAACCGTAATGCACTTACTGGCCGTATTGACCTGACTTACGATCTCCGCAATGGTACCCGCGATGTGCGTCTCCGTAGAACCGTTATAGGAAACGGCGAGTGCGTACTTCTCGTCAGCGTACACACCGAACGGATAGAACGTGAGATTGACCTTATCGTTGGCCCATGCACCCGGATCGGGAGTACCCTTGTAACCGGCCTTACACTGCAACGTGACGGCGGTAGTAGCCGACAGCTCCTTCGACGCTACGACGCTATCTGCCGACACTACGCGCGACAAGTACAGCGTAACGGGAGCCTCACCGGCTTCATCGAACAGATTTTTGACTACCGCCGGCCCAAAGTAGTTCGAATTCTGCCCTCCGAACATCTCGTTGAACTCCTCCATGTTCGATACCTTCGTGGGAACCAGTTTCGGCCCGCGGGTGAACATACCGAGTAATCCGACGTTACGCATCGAGGGGTCTTTGAAAGGAGACGCACCATTCGCTACGCCTTCTTTGATAGAGATACCTACATCTGCCATTGTTATACGAATTAAGTTTGCTCCCTGTTTTATCGTTATAAAATCAACCCGATAAGAATACCGGCGGCCGCACAACCGGCACCGACACCCCATAGGGTACGTTTGTTTCTTCGTTGTTGTTCACGCATGGAATCTTCCAGCGTGTTTATGATCTCCTCAGAGGTCTTACCGTGTTCCTTCCACAGTAAGATGACCGTTTCCTGAGTTTCGATCGTACCGGTAAGAACCTTGTTCAGTGAATCGGAAACGACGAGACGCGCAAGGTAATTCTCGTTCAGGGTTTCCAGCATCCGAACCTTATTCAGTCCTCTATTTATCTTCACCAGCTGCACCGGAGTTATCACTACTACGGTGTCCGTCTGGTTCAGGATCATCTTCCTCGGATAGGTATTCTGACAAAAACTCGATGTTATCGTCGATACCAAAATCCAAAAGCATAGAATCGAGCTTCTCATAGTTCTCCAATATTTTTTTCGCCTGAGTTTTGAGTCTCTTTTTGTCAGCTTCAAGCAGCGAAACGATTCTTTTGGATTCATCGAGAACCACAACGAGCCGATTAACGGAATCTTGGAGTTTATGAATCTTGTCGATGTACTCCTTTACGTTACTCGTCCTTTCGAGCGCCTTGCACTTACTGGCATAATGCACGCAGGTACAAGTAAGGGCTATTATTATGCCGATAAGAAAAAACAAAGCTATGCTCTTAAAGGTTTTCATCTACTGAAATGGTCGTTAATTTTTTCGATAGCCTCGATGATCGATCGCTCGAAACGAGCGTTTACCTCCGGTTTACTCAGTTCGGCCACATCATACTTGTTGTCCTGAAACAGCCACTCGACGAGAACGGCCATGTAACCGCTTCCCATAAGAACCGTGAAATTGCTTTCAAAGTCCCTGTCGAGTTTTTGGACGGAGTATTGTCTGAATTTATACCCCGGGAAATCTTCCAGAAGTTGATCGATGATGATGCTCGCGCATTCATCCGACTTCGTTACCCCCTTAGTAGTCCATACAGACCAGCCGCGGGCATTGTTCCACGACGTACCGGAACCCACGGCGTCATTGTGAAGGGATAGGAGAAACTTCTGTTTGTCGGTCTTTACCGAAAGAGCGTTTCGCTGCCTCTTGGACAGACCGATCTCGTACTCGGTAGAATTCGTAAAAAACACTTCGTAACCGAGCGATCTGAGTGCGCTCGCAAGATTCCGGCAGCGTTCACGGCTCCACAAATACTCTCTGTGCGAGTTATCGGGACTTCGTTTCCCGGGAACCTCCTTACCGTGCGCAGGATCGAGAACTATACAGATATTCTTCATACGTTAAAAATACCCCTTAATATCGACCAGAGGTCATGGCTTACGAATCCTGAAATGATGAAAACCAGTCCGAGCATTAAAACGATAACCAGTTTCGGGTGCTCCATGAAGAATATAAGGAGGTTGAAAGATTCCGTATTCCTCCGCACCGGACACGTTTCCTCGGCATTGGTTATCGTCTGTAACTGTTTGAGTATGTCATCAAGTTTTCGGTCGGTGCTCTCCAAACGGGAACTCATCTCCGTCTGATGTTCTTCGAGAAGTTGACATCTTTCGTCGAACAATTCGGCCAGAAGGAGAAGTTTCCTGTCGGCCGGATCATTCTTGTCGCAGACGAGTTTCAGTTTGTCGATCATCCGTTCTGAATCACTTTACGAACAACCCACAGATACGAGGAACCTTCATAGAAGCCGGAACCGTACAACGTTGTCCGGGCATAAGCACGACGAGTTTCCCTTCGACACGAAGTTCGACCCGCATACTGCCGGCGTTCATCAAGGTTTTCACCTCAGAAGATTTGGTCTCTACCGTCTTAGCCATAGTCCTTAATTTTTCTCAAAGATAACGAAAATTATTCCGATTTTGCAAGTTGTGACGCAAAAATACGTCACACAATAACCGTAACGGCTTCGGCATTGAGAATAACTTTCTGAATAACCGCAACCTCTTTCGGTTCGACCGCGTACAGCCACACTTGCAAAGTGAATTCGTAGTTCACTTCCTGAACTCCATCGGTGCGCGGTACGTCAGTAATTCTGACGGTGAACGGAACGACGTCACCTACGGAATCCTCGTCATCGATAACGCTCTTGTTGAACAGAAACGACGGTTCCAGCATGAACCGTGTAAATACATCTTTGAGAGCATTTATCTGAAAGTAACTTTTTGCGGCGATGCTGACATCATAGCGGAAATCCATCCATACCGGTCTTCGATACAGATACGCCGTGAGTTCATCATCGGATAATCCACCGGAGTACTCCTTGAACTCGACCCACCATTCGTCTCTGAGCGTAGGGGCGTAATCCTGAATAGCTATACACGGATACACTTGGTTCTCCTGCTCCTCCGTGTAGTCATAAGCGGATTTCCGTGCGTACCGTACCGGTACATCGATAAGTGCACCGGTACCGTGATCTTTGATCTTGATACCGGAGAACAGAGCGAAAAACTGCTCGTTAACCTGTGAAACGGAGCTTAACATTTGTACCCTAAGTTAAGTTTTTTCAGCAGCCACTTTATAGCGCTGTCATACACAAACAACGACGCGAAAAACGAGGTTAACAGACTTTCGAAGGATTCCTCCGTGTACTCGCGAAACACCGCAAAGAACAGTGCCCCGATAACGCACGCAACGCAGCGTTTCTGCCACGTAGGAACTTTCTGCGCACCGTTGCAGTGATCGATGAGCCGTATAACCATATACGAACCGGCTATGACGCAGAACATGTACCCCACGGAGAATACATCCATGAGACGTGCGATAAGTTGATCCATTTACTTCTTCCGTTTCTGTTTCGCGTTTCCCTTAGGTATCCCCGTACCGAAAAACTCGTCGTATGTGCCGTACTTCTTAGCGGCTTTGGCGAGTTCTTCGTTCCACATCGCTTTGAGCTTACCGAAAAAACCACCCTTGCGCGGTGTGTCGACCGGTGGCTTACCGGACAACGTAGGACGTATCTCCTTCATGATACGAGCGGTCTCAGACTTAGTATCGGCCTTAGCCTTAGCAATAGGATTCTTGGAGCGGGGTTGGATAAGTTTCTCAGTACCCCCCTTGACGCCATACGCTTTGGCGACGCCTTGTAAGTTCTGAATGAACTCACGCATCTCCTGATCCTGTTTCGCCTGCAACCGATCGAACTCCTCGTCGGACATGGTAGGGGCCTTCCGGTTAATCTCCATTCCGTCGAGGTTTACCTTCTTGTTACCGCCTCTGGAATATGCATGAACCGTATAGACTTTTCCTTTGGAACTTCTACGTTTGTAGGACTTAACGTTTACTGCCATGTTTCTTAAAGAATTGTTCGATGCGCTTTCGCGCAACGGGTTTGAACGCCGCAAATGAATCTCGCCATACGGGGCGGGCCGGAATGTGTTTATCCTTCGTACCGTACTCGTGAACCTTAGCGAGCTGTAAGTTCGTGAGTGGGCTATCAGTACGTGGAGTGTCCTCCACAGATACGAAGGTGCCTTCCCGATAGATGGCGTCGAGCATAACGCCGCTGTTTATAAGAGGAACGCCGCCGTGTTTTTTCTTTCGTGTGGATTCCGCAAGAGTATACTTGAACTTGTTGGTCTCGATATTCCTCTTTACGGTCTCCTTGAACTCCTCAGCGATCTGAGCACCGAGTGCGTCCATGTCCTCCTTAAACTTGTACGTCTTCGGTATCTTCGACTTGGGCGCTTTAAGCAACGTTCGGGGCACCTTCGTAAGTCTACGAGGCACCTTCGACGCAAGTCTTAGAACAGCTCCTATCGCGAAAGGTATCATCTGCGGTCGTAAGGGTAGCGATCGTCGTCCTCCATAACGTAGTCGGCGAACGGCTTGATCGGATTCTCCGGGTCGGTCGTCAGCGGGGGAATACCAGTTCCGAGACCCCATGAAGTCATCTCGGGAAGATGTGTCCGCGGATTAAGTTTGACCTTTCCGGGACGTTTGTCGCACGGTTTCATACTCAACACTCGTTTCTGTAATACGGATCGAGCAATCCGGGTGTCCAGCTCGTAGTACTACGGTCGGGAATGTTCCCTACTTGTTCGTAGGCGGCCAGAACTTCGTTCTCCTCGCGGAAAGGTTTCGCGGGGGTTCGTTCACGAACGATCAACCTCTGGTATTCCGGGTACCTCGGAATGACACTGGTATTTTTCGCTTTGGCCATACTACCAATTTTCGGGGAGCATATCCCGGGCACCGAGAGCCTTAGCCCGTTTGATGATCCAACGTTTGACTATCTCGGGATTCTTGGAACGGCCGTATGCAGATATGGCATTCGCCAAATCCCTCTTGTTCGTAATGGGAAACGAACCGTCAGGAAGCGCCTCCCCCTTCTGAGAAAGTTTTTCACGCGAAGCATCGGAAAACTCCTTAGCCCCACGATATGCAGATACTTTGTCCTTTCGATTGTGGCGTCTTACAACTGAAACTTTGTTCCGCCTCTTGCGTCGATGTTCTTTTACGGTAGTCATATCATCCTCCTTTCAAATCATCCTTAACGAATATTTGCAAACCGATGCAGCTTCCGTACTCCTTAAAATCTTCGAGATAGATTATTCTATCGATAACTTGGGTTCTTCCTTCAAAGTGGACTTTCGTCCTGTTCCAATCGAGGTGATAATCACCCAGCTTCGGCACAAGCTGTTTCGGGGAGAGATAGACAACTCCATTTACTTCCTTCGGTAGGCCATACTTCTCACGGGTACGTTCAGGTATCTCTTTTTCGTACAGTGCTCTGAACTCGTAAAATGTCGACTCTCTTACGCTGTCACCGACGAACGATTCTATGGTAAATTCTTCGGTTTGGTCAGGTTTTCGGACAGTCACGATTTCAAGCTGTATCTTATAAGGTGTTGCGAGCAACTTCTTATAAAACATAGCTTGGTACTGTAAAAACTTGGCCTTAGATACAAGCATAGCTCAACTGTATAAACGACTTTTTCCGTACTTCCACACGTAGCCATAGGCAACATTAACCATTCCCTTACAACAGGAAGATATGGCTCCGGGATTTCTATTGATACTTCGACCAGCCTCGCTAACGGACGCGAAAGCGGCGAGGAAATTTCCCTCTCTGTCGTACTGTTCAACAGATCGCGACCAACCGGTCTCTATGAACCGCTGTTTGGTTTTGCTCTTGGCATTCCCGTAGGTAACGTTGTAGGCTACCGTACACCATTCGAGATTGCTGGCATCATTATTGGTTCTGCACTCGTCTCTATGGTTTACGCACTCCGAATGTTCAGGATTCGGCAGGAACGCTTCGGCAACGAGCCGATGAACGTTCTTAGTTTGGTTTCTACCGTTATCGCACAGTACAACATAGTAGTATCCACGGTCTCCTAAGCGAGGTGTAAGGATTCTACCTTGTCGGATACGTGTACAATCACCCCACGTCTCCTCGCGTGTGAGGGAGTAAACCCTTCCACGATTGGATACGACGTAGTTAGGGAATCCCTTTACAGGAACCCAAACTTCCCCAACAACGCTATGGAGCACACCTATGTCCATTATGGAACCCTTGATAAGATACCTCTCGAAAGAGGTGACAGACTGAAAGGGTACGAATCGTAATAAGCACGGAAATCGTATTCTCGAATAAGCTGGATATAACCCGGTATAACATTGTCCTTCCGCAAGGAGTAATCACCGAATTGTTCTTCAAGCAGACCTCTGAGGTACAGCATAAGACGGTACCAGAACGAGTATCTGTCGCCCCATACGTTATCGGAGCCGACACGGTTAAAATCTTCGTAAAAGAATCCTTGCGTAGCGTCCTCCGTAATGGTGAACACTGAACCTATCTGTACGGTGGTTTGTAAGGGGGTACCCGCGGAACCGGAGCCAGTATAATCAGAGCCATCAGTAAACGACTGGCCTATGGAACCTGCGGCATTCTCGTATACGCGCCGTCTGTCGACGAGGTGATACGATACCCAAATGGCTAAATGTTGTTCGGAAGGTCGGATAAGTTTACCCACGGTTTCATCCGTAAGGTCAACATCCTTTATATCGAGAACCTTGAAATAGTACCAAGAGATCATCTTAGCGATCTCCCAGTCGGAGAAAAAGTATCTGCGGAAAAATGTTACATCCTCGTCTGCGTCACGTGCGGCGACCTTGATAAGCGTACTCGTAAGCTCGTCACCCTTGAAATACGGCGTGTAGGCCACTACGATTCCTTCTGCGATAAGCGCGTCCAACAACAGATTGAACGTGTAGTACTCTGTAAAATAGAAGTGCTTCGTGTCGCTACCGTCATTTTTGCGAATTTCCAGATAACCGCCTTTCTCAATGGGTTCAGCATCTCCTGCATCGAGCCGTGTAACGAAAGTCGGGTTAGTAGTCCCGGGGCGAATTTCGTAACTACTGGGAATAGTCTCGGCATCGCCTCCGTTGATAACCACATCGCCGTATATCGGCATCCCCTTTTCGCGTTCGGCATCAGCATACTCCCCGTCCATGTGACGGTTGAATATGTTCTTGGGAATAACCGGAGGAACCACCTCGACGATATACCCCGGTATCGCTTTAAGAGCGAATGCAGGAATTATGAAGCGGTCGAAAGTTAACTCCCGAACCGCTGTCATAATTTCGTTCAAAGTTACCTGTGTCGCAGACATGAATTTTACATTCTGAATGCCTTTTTAGCGGAGGACAAAATGGCCGCCACATCATCGGGCACTTCCGTTTCTTTTCCTTTCGGGAACTTATACCGATTGCCCGCAATGATGCAATCGACGTTCTCCACACAGTGAACCCGTGTCTTCTTCGTCACCTTACCGGTAACAGCAACGGTGGGTTTCTTGACTTCGGGTTCAACCTCTACTTCCCCAACCTTCGTAACTTCGGGTTCGGTCTTTACTTCGAGCTGGTCAGTCCCTTCGGACTTTACTTCGAGCTGGTCAGTCCCTTCGGACTTTACTTGTCTTGCCATAATAGTGAATTGTTAAAGTTAAAGGGGAAGGCCCCACCGCTTACGCGGTGAGAGCCTTGACGATGTTCTTCTCCTCAATGATACCAGTTCCCCAGATACCATACCAGCCGAGCGTGTGCTTACGACCGAGTTCGATAACGCCGTCGTCACGAAGCTCGACGTCGAGAGCGATAGCCCACGCATAGGCGTTTTCACCAAAGAAGACAGCCTCGTAGCCGGTCGTAATCGTAGCACCGGAGCCATACTTCTCCTGAATCTTGGCGGAATCCAGAACGGGCATCTGCGTCGTTTCGACAAAGATAACACCGTTGTACATACCTACCTCACCGATGTAGAGCTGACGACGGCCCATGTATACGTTGGCCTCGATCCACTCCTTGTCGTCACGAAGCGTGCGCAGCTGGTGCGGGTGGGCGATACATACATAGAAGTCGCCATTGATACGCGGTGCGTTGTTAGTAGCCAGAATCTCAACAGCGTCCTTAACCGTGACCGTGTTAAAGTAATCCGTAGCGGTAAGCGTTGCGAGCGACTTCTTGCCATTACCATAAATAACGTTGGTCGTCTGCAATACCGTGTCGCGGAACTGTCCGTCGAGGACTACCGCCATATTGTTGGCCAGCAGACGCGATGCGTCACCGAGGACATCCAGCAACGACGTGCGCAGAAGGTATTCGGTAACTTGCGTAGAATTGCCCTGCTCCTTAACCGGAACCACGACTTCGGCCGTAGACATTGCCTCGGGCGTGAGGACGTCATCCTCTTCCAGAGAACCGCCACCGGTCAGATTGTTGTACTTGACGAAAACGATAGACTTGCCACGAATGGCTTGAAGGTCACGTTTCACCTTTGCGAACTGGGCGAAACGCAGACGAGGCTGGGCCTGAAACAGAACCTCCCGCGAGTAGAAGTCACGAACAGCTTCGGGAATCGAAGTGTAGCCACCGCTGTTAGCGATAGCCGAGGTCGTTTCACCGAACGCGAACCCCGTCATGCTGACGAGCGCGAACGCTACAAACGAAATAAATACAGTAAGCATCTTATAAAAGTTTAGACGTTTTGTTATTGTGCCCCGTACTCGGCTTCGAGGTTACGGAGGATTGCCTCTCGTTGTTGAGCGAACTCCTCCATAGTCATCTTCCGTGTTGCGGGAGCGGTTGAAACTTCGGGCATTGCCCGCGTGGGCACGACAGGGATCGGACTCTTACCGTCATCCTTTACCGGCGTCGGTTTCGCAGGGATTTCGAGGACTTCACCACTTGCAACAGCCCTTCTTTCGGCGTTGACGAGAAGCGGGTCAACCGTCTTTCCCTGAGGCGGGTCGATAAACGGCCCGTGGTACTTGTTGAGAAGCGCGATGCTCTCCTTCATGGAGGCGTCGATCTCCTCTCTCGTAGCACCCTTGACCAGTTCGGGAATGCACTTCCCCTCGTTGTCCTTGATGAGACGCTCGCGATACTCAGCGAGTTCCTGCTGTCTACGTTGTTCAAGATCGTTGTTAACCGGTTGTACGGCCTTGCTTACGATGTCCTGCAAATCTTCGCGGGTAGCGAATTCACCTTTAAGAGCTTCGACAAGGGCGCCCAAATCAAAGGGAGCGGATTGTTGGACGACTTGTGTAGCTTTGAGGTCGTTGATCTGCTGACGCAGCGTTGCGAAGGTGGAGTACAGCTTGTTCTTCTCGGCCTTTTCAACGAGCTGTCGGAACTCCATAAGTGCCGGAGTCTCCTTCACCACGTAAGAGTGGCCATCGATCTCAATACTCTCCGGGATGACGATAGTTTTTTCGTTCGGTTCCATACGATTTTTTCTACGGTGGATTTGTTAAGTTCTTTGGATTTTCTCGTTACTTGATGATGTTGGTACGCATAACCTCAGACCCGTTACCACGGATTTTGGCCTGCGTGAGCTGGTCATACGAAACGAGAGCCGCCTCCGGGGTACCCGGATTCACGAACTTCTCGCCGACCATAGGAGCCTTGCTTTGACCGATGTCATGCAGAGCTTCGGGATTGCCCTTATCAAGGGTTTGCAAACCTGCCATAGCGCAAAAGTTTTAAGTTAGACAAAAAGAAACTACTGATAGCCTGTCCAAAAGTAAACAGATTTTCGGTAAAAACAAAATTTATTCGTTATTCCGAGAATTCATCCATGTTTCCGTCGTCGACAGAATAAGGATCGTCATCCGGGTTAGACCCCGGAGGCGGAGGAACACCGCCGCCGAGGGCTTCTTGGAGCTTCTGTTGCAACAGTGCCTTATGCAGCGTATCGTCGTCGATCTGTTCAAGAAGCTGGTCGATGTTCTGTTTGCCCATACGCTCCATGATCTCCTTGCGGGAACCGAGCTGCAATCGGAGTTCGATCTCGGCACGGTTGAGTTCATCCATTCGATCCTTCGGGAAACCGTAGGCGAACACCGGTACGATACGCATCTCGGAGCGGAAATTGGGAGCGAGTTTTTTCAGCTCGCGCAGACGTTTGTTCCGCGGGTCTTCGATTTCGAGAATCCGCAGAATCATCGTGTTCATCTCGGTTATCCCCTCGCCGTAGGTAGTGGCTTTCAGGTTGGCCTGTTGGATGAGCGGATGATACGTTATCTGCAATGCGGCGGCAGAGGTATTGCTTATGGCCTGAATCTTACCGAGTGCGTTTTCGGGCACGTCAGACAATTCGTGCATAGCCGTTTTGAGGTCTTTGATGAATTCAATTGTAGCCGACAAGTCGACATCCAGACCAAGATTGAATACGTTGGCTTCGGCAGGAAGACCAGACCATATCTGCCCGAGACCTTTTTTCAGAGACTTCGCCGAGGCACCTGTTATGACCGTAGTAGGTGTGACATGGTAATCGATGATAGCCTTTACTTGCTGGTTCATCTCATTGTACACCTTGTTCAGTTTCAATATGTCGTTCGCGTCGGACACACCGTAGTATCCTTCGGAATTGGGGCGGTTCTTGATATGGACTACCGGAATGAATCCATATTTGTTCTTGGTCTTTTTGGATTCATACTTAACGATCTCGGATTCATTCAGCGTCACGTCACGTTGATACCACGTCTCGTAGGTATCCTTAGTGATCTTGACCACGTACATTTTGTACGGCTGGTTCTTGTTCGAATCGAGAGGCTGACGGACAAGAAAACTTTTCATCTTGTCGAAGTCACCGTTCTCGAACTGGGGGAAGCACTGACGGGAATCGTATACCTGAACCTTGACGAACTTGTCGTCTTCACCGTCCTGCCACGAAGCACCTATCCAACAGTCACCGGTAATACTGCCCATTTGCAGTATCTCATAAGCGAGCTGCAATTTGTCGGATTTTCCCCAGTGATACATAAGAAGCTGCTCGGCGACCCTTTCGAGACGGGGATCGATCTGATCGGAGTAGTAGCTTTTCACTTGCAGCGAGAAAGCTTCGTTACCGAGCAGGAACATCGATACCTTATCTATAAAGGCGCGGACATAGTTAAACGAAATAAGGCCGTCATTGAAGTCCTTCCAATGAAGGCCCTTGTAGAACTTCCAGAAAAGATAGTACCGCGTTATGCGGTCGATCTCCCACTGACTGTCCTGAATGATATTCGTAACCACGAACGAACGCAATACGCTCGTAGCTTCGGAGAGCGGACGACTGTCCACATTCCAGTATTTAGAACCCGGATAACCGGAGTAGGAACCCATACCGGTAGGGTCCATCCCACCTACGTTAACTCCCATAACATTATCATTTTATAGGGGCGTACTGCCCTTCATCACTTGCAATCCATGCAACACTGTTAACCGGCACCTCCTTAGAGTATACCTTACCACCGCCTGCGTAGTCTGAGGCATTCATCCTGCTCGGGGACACAAACACACCCGCTTTTATCGGGTAGCTGCTGTATATAGTTACGGTTCCTCGTTTGAGAGCCTCCCGAGCATCCTTATTCGTGAAATCGGGGTACACATAGTCACTATCCGAATAATCTTTGAGCGTATCGACGGCTTCTCGGAACGTCATTATGTCACCCACAGCTCGTATCCCAGTGTGCACATCGTCAAGCATGGGGTTGCTACGCTGAATGATTCGGAACTGTTCTTTCTTCCGGGCAAGATCGGACAGCTCAGTACCGGAACCCTGTTTCCGTGCAGCGACCTTATAGGATGCAGTATACCCACGAACTGTAACCACCTTGCCGGATTTCAGTCTCCGTGTATGCGTCTTTACTGTCTTCCTTGCGTCCATATCAGTAAGAGTTTCTGTGCATAGCAAATGCGTTACTTGTCAGATTGGAGAACAACGGATTATCGTCCACCTCCAATTCGGATTCGGCCTCCCTTTGGGCGTTAGCCGCAAGACACATTAACGCGCAGCTATCTACCATATCGTCGAAGTACCCCTCGGACTTCTCGCACACCATGTAGGCACCGTTGAAATACTTCTGGCAGTTTTTCATCTGCTCCTCGAACTTCTGAAACTCAGAAGTACTTCTGACTACACGGTTAGCCGGAACGATCAATCTTCTCGTCTGTATATCGGACGTGAAATTGTACCACATATCCGATTTACTCTGAGCAGTGAACGTATACGGCTCTATATTCACGTACTCGCCGCAGGCATATACCAGACGATCGACTACCGGTTTGCCGACACCTGTATAATCCGCAAATATAGTGGAAATATTATACTCCACAATATAATTAAGAATCTCGTGATGTTGCGCCTCATAGTCGAGACCTCCGAGACATACCCATGCAAGAATCTGTTTGTACGGTTTTTCGAACGGATCGTCCGTATACCATACCTTAGCGATCGTAAGAACCGTTTCGGCCGGAGCCTTACCAATGTCAAGACCGGCGACCACATAATCTCCCGTGGAAGGTTCCTGAAAACCGAGTTTCCTGTTCAACAGCGTGTTGAACTCCTTGTCGGAGATAAGCATACCGCTCTCCAAATCCCATACGAGAGCATACGCGAGTTTGAACGCCTGAGAATCCTCCCCCCAACGTTCCTTCTTACGCAGAATATCGGCCTCGTAGTTGAGGTGGAACTTCTTATGGTCTATCTCGAACCGGTGTCGGCGTGCCGAAATGATCTCCTTATAGGCATACTCGAAATGATTCCGAAGCCGTTTGTCGGGTATCTTCCGATCGTGGTTTCGGTTCGCCTGAATTTCATACCAGAAGTGATTCTTGGTAACACCCGTAGTACCTACTTTTACGAGGGTGCCACCGGTGGCCGTGAGCATAGGTTCGATACTCTTAGTGACCAAAAAGTCATCCGTATCCTGAGCCTCCTCAATGATTATAAGGTCATACGTCTTCGATTCTATCTTGGATTGTTTGCTGGCGACTTGACCGGCAAGAAACGACCCGTTACTGAGGTTCAGTCGTACCTCACTTTCAAGCGAAACCAGCAAATCAGGATCGGATAGCACCATTTCGGCGTTTGCTGACGTTAATCGCGTCATTGCGCGCGAGTACGTCGTGACTACTTGATCGGATTGAGGCGCGAACAAACCGACGCGGAAACCGTTCGAAAATTGTTCCAGATCGGGAATGATCTTAGCGAGTGCCGGAAGTAACACAGTAAGCGTATCTATGACGAACGCCATAGTCTCGGACTTACCGCTCTGTCGGGAGAGTAGCACCGTCAGCACCGATCCTTCGAACGTTATAACCGAGTAGATGATCCGATAGGCGATCTCCTCTTGGTAGGAGTACAGCGGGATTCCGGTAAGCACCTTGCCGAAGTCCATGATCTTACCCGTAATGAAGTGCGCATCGAACGATACGGATCGACCCGCCATGTCCGATGTATCAATATCCGTAACACTACCACCGGTAGTCTCGAATACAAAACCGTCCTCTTTGAGAGGTTTCTTCTTTACTGGCATCGTCTGCTGTCGTACTCGAAGGTACCCTTTTTATCGCGCCAAATGAACAGCGCGTTTTTCACACCCACGTCGAGGTAATTCTGTGTCTCGGAAACTTGCACCCAACAGTTAGGCGTCTCGTACAGCTTAACCGAGCGAACATCGAACTCCTCGGGACTTAACTGGGCCAGTTCCCTGAACACCGTAAATATCTCCTCGGCGAGGTTTTCCGCCGAAGGGTTTCGATCGACGTCGGCACCATGTCCCATTACCCAGAGTTTCCAGTTATTCCGCTTGCACAGATCGATCACTTCACGATCTTTCGGATTGACTATACACGCATGATCCAGAAACTCATCTATGTAAGCCCCGAACACTCGTTTAAGTTCCTTGAAGTCGATCGGATACCCCAGATCGTAGAACTTGGGAGATATTCCGAAGGAAACCTCCAACCGAAAACGGTGTCCGTGAAGATTGTAGCACTTCACTCTCTCGTTCATAACTCGGTGCGCCGCATCGAATTCGAATACTCGCGTAACTACTGCCATTGCTTCCATTATTTTCGTGTGAATGACCTACGATAACGATAAGCATCTCGGATGTACGCCGAAAAGTACTGCCCCTTACTATCTGCCTGCAAAAAGCGCGTCCATATCTTGACCGGTACGTTGAAGTATTCGTACAACCAGTTCGGCCGGTTTACGAAAGTCATTCGCAATACTCTGTTACGACGATCGTAGTCAGCCGTGCGAATATTGGACGAAACGATCTGCATAGACACAAAAATAGGTGGGCACCTCCTCGATGCTCACCTACAAAGATACAAACTTATTTAGAAAATCCTCCTAAAATCAATATTTATCGCTCTAATCTTCCATTTGGGTATTTCACCTGCGTCTACGCACCGAGAGTTATCCGCGCATCACGCGGCGCCCTTTATTAGGTACGCGATTCTGACGAACGGGAGTTTCTTTCGGCTCCTTGTTCTTAACCACGGGGAGATGCTGCCACTCACCCGAGGCATACCGTTCCACGCCTTCGTGATCCTTGTACGTCGGGTGGGGATTGTTTTTCCGTATCGCAGCCGCCTCCTTATCGGAAGCACGTCCACCGCGAGACAGCATCTTACGAAGGTCGGCGACTTGATCCTTGCTAAGTTTCCGACTCCCTTTGTAGATGGATTCACCGTCTTTACCGATACGGTACCCTGCCTTACTGAGGCGAACTTCTTCGAGCGGAGAATAGACGGGTTTACGCCCTATTTCGGAGGTAGCTTTTTCAGCGGGTTTCGCAGACTTACCAGACTTCCCACGCGCGTCGAGACGTTTGGACACATTGGCCTCACTGTTGATGATGCCATCCAGCGTACCGTACAGTTTGGAGTGTCCTTTGGTGGAATACCCACTGCTGGCAGTTTCATCGAGTTTCTTGTACTCCTTGCTACCGAGTACGGAGCGAAGTTTCTTACCGGCGGCTTTACCGGCAATACTGTCCGGTTCGTGGTACCACGCACGGAATTCCTCCTTACTTACCGGTACTATCAGTCTGCCGGAATCGGCCATTTCGTTAACGAGTTTATCGACGCCCTTCGTATCGACGGCAAGTTCAAACTCCTTGCCGGAACCTTTCTTTTTGAGCAGGCTCTTGACCAAATCATCGGCTGCGTCGTACTTCGCAGAGTGCGCACGTACTGTAACCGTCTTTCCCGATTTAGTGCGCCGAGTATACGATTTTATCTGTTTCTCCTTCTTCTTCATATCCGAAAATATTAAAGCTCCCTCGGTACAAATGTAACAAAGTTTTTCCAGACTTATATATATGGGTAAAATGAAAAGTGTCTCCCAAAATTACAAGCATTGCTTCTAAACTTTTGAGAGACTCTAAAACTTCAAGACGTGTTAAACAAGTAGCTACTTCTGCTCTAATTCAAGCAGTTGACTGAAAGAAAAAGAAATGATTTCCGAGATGCAAGCCTTTGGTATTACCATTATTCCATTGGCTTGCTCTGGATTATAATCCGTTTCATCGGAAAAATTTTGAGCTAATGATATTATTTCTTTGTCTTCATAAATAACTTTTCCCAAACTCTTTATTTCCAATAATGAAGCTGAATACTCTGAAATATCTTTCCATCCAGTATCAACTCCATAGCTATCTTTCCATTTTACAAAAACCAATTTTTCTAAAAATTTCTTCTTTCCCATATCAATTCATTTTAGCGTTGGTTTATATATATATATAACTACCTAAAATAATTATGCGGCAGGAATCTTGAACCAGATAACCGTATCTGGTTTGAGCTCTCCCTCCCAATACACATAGTCGAGGCGACGAGCCAGCAACAGCAGCATCCTAATGATTTGCAAATAGGGTGTCCATTGTTCACCGTCTCTGCGGTTATGGCACAACCCGAATACGTTACACTGTTTACCGTCGACTTCCTCCGTGGGTATCTGTCGGATCATGTCGAGAATATCGGCAGCGTATTTTTCGAGTTCCTCCTTTCGGGTACCGACGAGGTTTCCCAGTACACAGGTAGTGCAGTCCTTAAATATTCTCTCGACGTTATAGCTTCTCAGTTCCATTTAACAGTGTACACCAAAATTTAAGACGTTTGTAAAATATCTTCGCCGTCCCTACCTTCTTATCAGGCGTAAGGTCTTCCTGCGTAGGGACACATTCGATCAGGTGGCACAATACGCGGACAGCCGTATCGGCAGCCACTTGCCGCATATCGGCATGGTACTGTCTCTCGGTACACCGATAGCTGTCCATGTAGTCCTCACCCGGTAAGACTACGAGCGAAATGTACCGATCGGTGGTCTCATCAGATATGCCGCATTCATTCCTCCTTCGCATACGTTTTGCACAATTTAATAGTTCTACGGCATTGCGCCTCGTCGAACATCCCGACGTGTGTAAGGTACCGCGGAATACCGAGCCTTTCGGACAGCCACTCGTAGGCGTCTTCACGATTCATATCCCCGGATTTCCACATATCGTCGAACAAGCGGTGGGCCGACTTTCGAAGTTCCCGAAGGTTTCTTCCGGCGACACTCCCCTTTGCATTCAGAGACCCCTTGTGGCACCCGACGTATGCGTGACACGTCGGGCACCGGTAGAGAAGTCCGAAGTCGGTACCGTATATCTCGGACGATTCGACCAATTCCGTAAACTCGTCGCACTTCGGGCACAGGTGGCCCGTAAGGACAAGTATCTCCCGCTTACTTGGGGTCTTCATTGATTTTCTCGTATTTGGGAAACATTACCGAGAACAGCCATTCCTCGACAAGGTTTACCGGCTGGTAGTTTTCGAGAACCTTCTTAACATCGGATTCCTGAATGCAGATAACCCTTCCAGTTCTGTACGGATTTTCAAGACCATTAGAGCCGTCCTTTACCTCGATAAAGAATATACCGCCGTAATCGACCATCTTCTTACACTTGGGGCACAGACTGCCGGAGCATACGACCGTATTCTTTTTACTACGGTACTTCTCCTTGCGGTCATCATACACGATCACTCCGATAGGTTCACCACAGACGTAGCACACGTCTTCACGGGTAACGAGTTTTTTCTTTGTCATAATATATCAGTGTACTAAATTCCTGCGTCGAACCTCTGCGAGAAGTTCCGAATCGGTATAGTCGACGAGCATCCTGCTCGGAACACACGAAAAGCTGCTTCGGATATACCGCTCGTAAACGATGCTCACGAAATCGTCGGTAATCCTGACCGCGGGTTCCCACAGCAGCGTCATATTTCGGGTGTGTCCCTGTGTTTTGCAGGCACGAAGCTCTCGCAGTACTTTCATAAGGCGGCTACCGGAAGCCTGCGTAAAACCGTACCGGCTAAACAAGTGCCTAAACCCCCCCTCAGGCTTGGTATAATCGGCTACACAGGTCTCACGTAATTCGGACAGAGCACCGGCAAGATTCTTGTGCAGCATGTTACGGTATTCGACAGTTGCATGATTTTTCATAACTCTACGCCTCTAATTTAATGAATTTATCGATCTTGCGCAACGCATAGTCAGCGCAGCAGTATATACCGCCGTCCTCCTCGATACGGAGAACCGTCTTCTTACGCCACTCACCGTCGCACCACAGCAGCACCTTGTCACCGACTTTCATCTCCGCGTCGTAGTAGATGTCTTGGGGTGCCTCGATTCCCACACTGGCAAACAGCGCCGTGAGTACCGCGGCACTCGTCGCATTCCTCGGCAGCAGTTTCGAGTTATAGTCCTCGTAGTCCTCCGTGTACGGATCGCGCAAGAGCGTTACCGCATCGATATCCCCCTTTGCGTACTGCATCAGCCGCGGCATCGCCTTCGGTTCGTAGTGCAGCAGATAGTCCTGCAAAAACTTCGTCGCATCTGTAAGCTTACCGTCGACTTCGATCTTGTCGCCAGTCAGTGCACCGACCGACGAAAACTCCGGCAGCAGCGTTCCCACGAACGTATACCGTTTCGCGTCGGATGCAGTCTCGAAGTCCTGTTCCTCCGTAACCGATCGCACCATCGACAGCAGTTTCGGGTACCGGATTTTCTTCTCCTGCCACTGACGAACCAGTTTACCGACCGCGATCTTCCACCGTCGGAACGGGATCATATCCGGTATCGTCACGGGATCGATCTTTACGGATTTCCCCTCGTTGATAGCATCGATTTTAACGATTACCTTCCGGCGTAATACTTCGAAGTCGGGTTCCCCTTCGAGCACTTCGATACGCCGCCGTTCAGCTTCGAGTTGTTTGCGCCCCCGTTCGGCAGCGATCGCCAGCTCGTCAGCGGTATGATGCACCACTTTTCGCTCAAAGAACGCAGCGAGTTCCTTCGGCGTAGGAATGCCTTCGAACGGTGTGTCGACTTCGGCGTATGCGCCGCCGTTGGTGTCGATCATTGTAAAACCGCTTTCGGAATCGCAGCCGATCCTGAAACCGCGGAACAGCAGTTTGCCTTTTTTGATCGGACATTCCTCACCGAGGAAGTGATCTTTCAGATACCGCTGGTATACCTTCAAATTAAGACTGAACGCATCGACAGCATCTTCGATGGTAAGGTCTGCCAGATCGTGCAGAATCTTCCTGCATTTTTTCGTGTCGGTGTCGATCTCTACTACTTGTCCTGTCGTAGTCGTTACAATTTCGTGTGCCATATCGTCGTCGTGTTTATTGGATTGATTTTTCAAGTAATTCATAGCATATCGCCGTCGTTCGCGCATCATTAGCCGGTAGACCGTTCAGCCGCGCGAACTCACGCAAAAAGGGCAGGAATATCGCAGGGGGTGCGGCGTGCAGCAGATACCGCACGCACAGCACGCCGTAGCAGCATTCGATAAGATCGGGGATCGCATACCGGCCCTTCGCAACAAGCTGCCGGATCAATTCGGCACGCGGCATAGCCGCCACCGTCGAAATTGTGGGGATTGTGTACATTGCTCGTATTGTTTTTAGAACATATTTACATACCGCAGCTGCTAACTATAAGCACCTTCGACTCCACGAAACCGTCTTTAATGAAAAGTTTGTACCCGAATTTCAGACCGTAATAGTCTATAAGCACACCGAAGGGACGCTCCGTGTACCGGCACACCTTGAAGTCGAACGGGATTTTCTTGAACGTCTTGCACATCAGCGTGTGTAATTGTTCGCGCGCCTCCGCAAAGTCACCGTCACGGAGATAAGCTTCGTAAACAGTAGCCATGTCGTCGAACAGCACCTTGTCGAACTCGCGCAGAATTCGTTCGACCGATTCCGTAAGACTTTTCGTAGACGACAACCTCGTGGGTTTCTCCTCGGCCGATTTCACAGCAGCAGGTTTCACCACCTCCGGAACGGGTTCGACCGCAGGAGACAGCACCTCACCGTGCGTCTCATCATCGGGCAGCGTAGACATCTCGAACTGCGCCGGCTCGCTACCGCGCACCGCGTCGGACAGCGCGAGAACGACACGTGCCGGCGTATTCGCCGCCGCACCGATACATACCTGACCGTACCTCGCGTATAATGTACAGATGAACGTTTCGTTGTCGCACTTGCACTCGACCGCGAACTCTCCGCGACCGTAGAAATCACTGGCCGCACTGCAACGCAATACCAGACGCCGCTTAAATAGACTTTCGATATTGTCATTGAGCACCCTCTGATTTACGGACTTGGCGAAACGCAGTTTAAGGCTGGTTCCCTCCATAGCGGATTCGCTCAAAATAGGATTGAATACGATCTGTGCGTTCTTTCGTGCATTCTTCTTAGCGTTTTTCATAGCAGCAATTTATTATAGGTTTTTCGTTATGCAAATATACGAATATTCTATTAAGTTATTCACTTTCAGTCCATTAAAAATTGGTAAAAATTACCACAATGTTATAACGAAATAGGAACAACGGATATTTATCTACCGTGACCACCACCGCAGCAGCACTTCGAATACCGTATTAACGTCGGCGGATTCGCGCAGGCATCGATCATCCGTACCGTAGCAAAACGTACCGTCGTCCGTCACCCACAGATACCGCACATCGCGATACGACGCGAAGCATCGCTCCACTCGATAACCGTCATCCCACGTGTGCGGGATCATATTCCGCTTCAATAGTTTCTCCACGCGCGACAACGCACGCATTCTCCGTTTCTCCCTCGCAGACAGTCTGTAAGGATTCGGGTCTTCGTCATTACGAAGATACGCCGGATCGTAGGGTTCTATCATCTCTTTCATAGCTATTCGTTGTAGATACATTTCAATATTTGCGCCGCCGTCAGACCGCGGCCGCACGGAATCGTGACCTTCCCGATCGTAAGAGGCTTCTGTCGCAAATCACCGTTTCGGCGGTTCACTTGATACATCCTACTCCCGCGCACTTCATAAGAAAACACATAAGCCTCCGTAGTTCCCAACGTATCGAACGCTTCGAATACTCTTTTTACTTCTTCGTTCATAGCAGTCTCTTATTAATATCCTGTTGCAGGCAATACCGTATTCCTTCGAATACGTGCAGTACGGGAAATTTATTCGACGTCAGCCGCCACGTAGCCATTATCGATTCACCGCTTTTTCGCACCGACACGAACTCCGTGTTCATGAACCGTTCTCCCTTACACACTTTCACCACCGTTTTCACGCTCCCATCAGGAGCACCCTCGATTCGTACCGTCAGCAGCCGCCGGTCGAATCCTTCGTATATTACACGTACCATATATATATGTTATTCAGATATAGCCTTTCTGAGCGCCTCTACCGCAGCAGGAAGTAACGATATATTCTTCGGATTAAGCGCCAGCACGTATACTTTGAGTATTACACCAGCTGTTCGTGAGTCGAGGGATAGCTCCATTGCCCGGAGCTTCTCTAACAGCGAACGCATTACTGCCAGTCGTGCCTCACCGAATGTTTTATTCATGTACTCCTCCACAGCGTCCCAACGAGCCACCCCGTCGGAGTCCAATCGATCGTCGTACCCGTCGAACGTACACCACGTAACGAATGCCTCCTTCGGCGGAACCTCCGCACGTACCAGCCTGCCCTTCAATGCAGCGGGTGCGATACGGTATTGTCTCCCGTCCGCCAATTCGATGTTCACTTTGTACTTTCTCGCCTTAGAGTCCACACCGATAACAGTTACCTCCTCGGACGATTTCCCGATCTTTACTTTATACCTGCTTCCTACGAAGTGACCGTCGAACTCCACACCCTTCCTCTCTGCGAAACCGTCGTACACATAGTGCGGAAACTCAGTCTTATCTGCGGGCAGTTTGATCGAAAACGTCACCGACATTTCGACAGTAGAAAATTTTGTCCTCTCGACGTAAACCGTAACCCCCATACTGTCGGCCACATCGCGCACCGCATCGTGTAACCTGCTGGTTATCGCCTCAGCCGTCCCCTTATCGATCGTTGTTATTTTCATAGATGTTTCCGTTTTCTATACACACCGTTTCCACCGGTGCCTCCATAAAATAATGTACCGCAGGATAACCTCCTGCCCCGCCGGCAATAAGCCTCTCCACTACGTGTGCGTGCGAATATACTCCGTCCGCAATATCATCCGCTACGTGAACGGGTTCCCCGAATACATGCAGTATCATTTCTCGAACACTTTACCTAAAATTCGCACCGTAGCGATCGTTACAACTACGGCGCCCAAGAAAATAATTCCCAGATTGTCACTGTACATCATCGCTACACCGATGAATAATATCAATGCGTCTTTCATAACTCAGCGTATTCTTTCGTTTCTCAGTTGATTAAGCTTGTGAATAAGAGCGATAGCGGCTTCCTCGGAAACCTCCAAAGACTCCATCGACATATCGTACCCATCGATCACCGCATAGTAGCCTCCCCTTACACGTTTCGCGTAGGATTCATTCTTCCTGTGAGCTTTCATATAAGCCTCCACTCGTTTCGTTTTCATGGTCACGTACTTTAATTGATTTTTCGTTATACAAATATACGGACTTTTTCGTAACTATCTCAATTTCAGGCCGTTAAAAATTGGTAAAAAGTACGTGAAAACTATAACGAAATAGGAACAACCGGCGGAATATGTATACGAACAGGGGGTTTTCTATACATATACCGCACGTCGTGTATACGAAACGTCGATTTCTATACATGTCGCGCACATACAAGTCTGTTGCATAATACAGCAGCAATAAGACATACCCTAACCATAACGAGTACGGGCATGTCTTGACCTACGAAACCAACTCTATGACTTAACCGTAATTTTTGATGTCTCGTTCTTGAAAATCTGATCTGTAATCTAAGCGGGAAATGGCTCAGTCTGTGATTTCTACTCTGTAACCTAAGCGGACCACCCGCAACCCTCTCGGGCACGCACCCCGTTTAAGGGGTGGGGGCCATTTTCTGCTCACACGCACGAGCAGAATTCCCCCTCCGCGAAGCCATCGCGTCGTATGGCTACATACGTGAGCGCCTACTTTGACCCCACCCGTTTACATATTACGGCCGCACATCCAGCCAGTCAGTGAACGTCAATATGCGCACCGCAGGTGAATCGGGCATTATATGTATCCCATGCGCTTCATTACATAGTACGATGACTGGGAAAATCTCCGCCGCAACGCTTACCGTATCGTACCCCGTATGGAGGGGAGGCCCCATACGTGGCAAATCCACTCTTACCCGTGTCTGTCTTAGTTGTGCACACATGTAGTTAAGCACTTCACGCAGTTCCTCTTTTGTAGTCGCACGTATTATCATAAGTATAATTCAATAAAATCATCTACCGACAAAACGCGCGAATCAGGAACTATGTAACCCGCGTGCAGAGACAGTTCCCCGTCCTGCATACTGAGCAGACACGGATATTCTACATCTGCGTCATTGAGCAGAAAGTTAGTTCCGTACTTTACCGCCCTTCCGAACGTAGTGTAGTAATCTATCATTGTAGTTTTACCATTGAGCAGCGCGTCGAACATTCTACGCAGTTCGCTGTTACTTGTTACGTCTACGCAGATATTCACACCTGCGTATTGCTCGCCTAATCGTGTAAGTAAATTCTTCATACGTGTAATTCATACTTGTTCCCGCAACCTTTTACATATACAACTGCATGCGTAATTAGCTGCGCAATTATTTACGTGTAGTCGTAATTAGCGTAAAATAACCCGTAATTACACTAATTAGCGCTTCCAGAATTTCCAGAATCCTCGAAATTTTTATCATCGATTTTTCGCCGTATCGTACAATGGCTGTGCGAGTTACAGCGATTTTTGGCCTATTTTAACCCTCTGAGAATCGCGTGTACGGAAGCCTCGTGGGGGATTGCCCTATACAGAAAATTCTCAGCCAGTTATTCTACGCATACACGTTACTGAGTATATCGCTGATAATCAGCGATTTCCTATTTTGCAATTACGCATAACTACGCTAAATAAGGCTAAATTACGGTATTTTACCCCTATTTTAGGCCCAAAATAGCCTTCGTGTACGAGCTACAATTATGTAAATAGATCGAGATAATCGCTTGCAGAGATTGTTACTCTTTCTGCGAACGGGCGCACTGTTAGCAGTATCTCAGTATCCGTGACTATCGCATACAGAGGAAATGCCGACTTAACACGTAACGTGAATTGCTCATACGTGTAGTAGTTACACAGCCAGTAAATAACTCTCGCACCTCTGTAACTCGTACCGCGGTTAATTATGTACGCGCATAAATTTTCCAGATCGTGATTCGTATCCAGTTGTATCTGTATTCCCATTGAATCTTAATTACGCGAATAAGTCAAGGTAATCATCTACGGGTATTGCCGTCGTATAAGTTTGCAGCGTGCGCAAAAGTACAAGCTCATCATCGTATACTCTTGCGTACAGAGGGAAATCTAATTTCTGCGTAGATAGTTGTTCGCACGTATATACTTTCCCACGGTAATAAACCTTATTGAGTTCGGAACGCAAATTGGTTCCCATAATTAATTTGCGGAACTCGCCATAATTAGTTAAATGTACAAGTAGCGTCATACCTATATATATATAACGCCGGTAGTAACCGTGCGTAGCTATTCGTGTGTAATTATACAGTTCTGTGTACGCAATTGGCCGCGTATAATTATTACAATTACGTGTGCATATCTACGTGTAATAACTGTGCGTGTATCTGTGCGTAATTACACGTAACTATCTACGCGCAAATTGCGCCGGTAATTATTTCTACACGTAGTTACAATAACTAATTAGCTACGCACGTAGTTACACACACACATATTGGCCGCAATAACTAACTAACTAACTACACGTATTTGGCCGCACTAATTATCTACACGTAACTACGCACACACGCACAGCCAGCTGGCGGTATCGCTGGATACCCAGCTGTCCCTCTGGCTACCCCTTACCCAAATATGTGGTTGCAGATACCTCGTCGAGGTATTCCCCTCTTTTTGTACACACACATGTATATTCACACACATGCAATATACTTATATTATATATTATACGATACACAAACATCATTCCGCGCATCTGCGCGCACGTGTAGTTGTGTGTGTAGTCATACTTATTTGTATCTGTATACTTATATAAGAGTGTATATCGTATGGGTATCCATCATTCCGCGCATCCGTTCGTACACGCACTTTCCGCCCGTGACACACGGAACCGCGTTTTTACCCCTTCTCCCATCACTTGCACAGGCACTCTTTCACGTATACTACGTCTCAATCGTCTGCCGCATAGTCCCTTCGTGTTATTTCGGACGGTTGCGCACGTTCGTAGCCGTAATACAGCCGCGATTTTACGCGCGAAAAATACATTTTGGTACTTACATATATTTAAGTGCCTATTTCGACCGGTTACACGTTGCAAATAGCCTTCGCATCACCACGTCATACATTCCACTACGGGATGTTTTCGTACCTCAGGAATCTCGGACAATCGAATCTCTTTCAGAAGGTCTTCCCATTCGTAGTAGCTGATAATCGTACCTTCTGTAACTCGTATCTCTGTAAGTACCGCATACATGGCGCCTTCACGTATGCGCAGAGCGAACCACGCAGTGCTTTTCGGTATGTCCTCTTTGAGGAGTTCCTCTAACGTAAACACACGAGTATCTATGTAACGGCATTCGTCGTGTATACTCTGGTATGTTACCTTAGTAAACCTATCGGTAGCCCACTTGAATATGTCAGCCACATGTACCGTAGCCGTCAGAGGGCCTATACATAGGTAGTTCTTTCTGCTCGTTATCATGGTAATGCTCCGTCTATTTAAGCACCGCTTTCGGGTTCGTACCGTCGAAAAGTTCCTACGCTACGCAGATCGTACATGTAGAAACCCCGTATAAACTTATCGGATAGCAACCAGTCTAAAACCGTCTTCGCCTCCTTATTGATCAGTACGACGAAACACAGCGCTCGTTTCATTCGAGAATGTTTCTAATCGTGACTTTATGACTGGTGAACTCCTCTATACTGAGTACACCCCTGCATCTAAGCACGTCTAACCAATCGTCATAACTTATCAGCTTTCTACCGTCGAATCGGGTTCCCTCCCACAGAATACCACCGATAAGCGTCCCGCGTTCCGCGATAACGAAATACGAAGTATCCTCGTATTTCGTTATCGCGG